CATTGTTATCTCCTCGTAGTCCATAACTAACAGCCATTACATTTGTGTCTGTCACTGCTGACCCTTTGAATATTTCAAAATTAGTATTCTTTGGAATAGGGGTTGGGTATTTAGGAGAAAATTCTATTCCATCACCAAACTCATCGAAAGTAGTAATCCTAGTTATCTTAGCAAAGTGAGGTCTAGAAGAATCACTTTGTGTAGTAGAGTTAAATATTTCAGGATTAATTAAAATAAAGTAGTCATAATTTTCTATATCTATACCTAATGTGTCATCATCAGCAGGATTATCTATTGTAGAATATACAAACTTTCTATTAATATCTCCGCCATCAATGCTACTGTCATATGCTTTTATTTTAAATGACGGAGTAATTTCTTTATTGGTTGCATACACAGTTAAAGTAGTATTAGTTGGTAGTATTCTATTTCCAATTTTATCTGCTGTATCATTCGAAATACTACTACCATGTGGCCCTCTTCTAATCTCAGTGAAGATAGCAGATGCAACCACATCAGAAGTAGCACTACTTATTCCATTCTGCTCTGCCTCTACGAATGTTGCCTTCAACTTTGGATTTACAGACACATCTTTGAATGCTGTACCACTAGAAAACTCAGTAGTCATACTAGCATAGGCTTCATTTGCATTTGCTTCGTTGACTTGACTAGTCAGTGGATAAACAATAGTTCCATTTGCCTTAACCATTTAATCACCAAATGAATAATAAAACAGTGTATCGTTATAATTAGGAGTTAACGTATTAATTGTGGCACAAGGAGATGAAGATTTGTGTAATGCTATTTCATACAGTTCGCCCATAAATTGTGTAGCCTTTCTAGCACTAGCAGATAAACTACCATCTTGTCCAATATAACAATCTCCTGTATTTAATTGAAACTTACCAATATTTATTTTTGCTCGTTTTACAGGTTGATTATTAAGATACAATGTTAAAGTATTTCCGTCGAATGAAAACCCTACTTTACTCATTTGTTCTAAATACAATGCTTCCTTAAGTTGGTCGGTATATATTGTCGATGTTATTGCGCTAGTAGGTGCAGATGTTAAAACAATATTATCTCCTGTAATAGAGGCGACAGTACCAATTAATATGCCAACGTTATTGTACACAGAATTCCCTGCTCCTAACGTAGATGCTTCTCCTGACCCTACTGAAATAGTAGTACTATTACCAGTACTAAAATTACTCAATGTTAACCCTGAACTTATATTATTGTTACTCATAACATGACTACCTGACATAGCACTTGCTCTAACAGTGACAGTACTTCCATTTCTAGAAACGACTAACGAACCGTTGTGACCATTACTCCCTCCAATAACTCCTCTTAAATTATCAGCAGTATTAGCAGTACTACTAGTATCATTAGAAAAGTAAACTACTGCAACACCATTATCAGTACCAGTAGAATTATTAGGTTCAGTAGTTGCAGGTTTGTAGTTCTTTGTTAATCCACTACTATCTGTAACAACAATATGTGCATTAGTAGTAGTTGCAGGAGTACCCGCTACATAATTAGCAAATGGGTTTGAACCAAATGATACTATGTTATCTGATGTATATTCATTGGTTCTAGATAACGTCTGACCACTTTGAGAACCAGTACTAGGAGAAGTTAGAGTTATTGTTGTACCACTAACAGTAGCAACAGTTGAATTAAACCCGTTAGAATGGTTTATTGCGTTTCTTAACGCATTAGCAGTAGCAGAGGTGTTGCCACCAATTACTACTCTAACAACTGAAGTTCCATTAGCAGTTGTACCGACAGAATTAGTGTTACCATTTGCAGTTGGGATAAATTTGAAGTTCTTTGTTATCAAACTACTTCCACCACTATTTCGCATACTAATTGTCAAATATTCATTGATATTAGTTCCAGTTATTGCATTCGCGCCTCCTGAGAAAACAGTAGCACTCAACTTACCACTACTAGCAATAGTTGAGCCAATAACAGGCCCAGTGTTAGGGGTAGTGCTATGATTTCCTGCTGACCCACTAGCATCTTGTATCAATGAAATACTTCCTGTAACACCAGTGGTAGTAGGAGTTGTGGCTGTTATATCTAATCCTGAACTTGGGTTGCTTCCGCCACCATTTTGTAGGTTAATAGCGGCAGTTAACATCTCTCTAAAGTGTTGATTAGAACCATTAGGACTTACTCCCGTTTCAGGAACGAATACATCATTATCCGAATATCCTGCGTTAAGCAATGTATCAATTGTAAGACTACCTTGTGGCATACCATTGATACCTGCCATGTTCGATGGCTTTGCACTCGCCCCTTGCATGTCAGAAGGAAAACCATTACTAGCAGAATTATCGATGTAGAAGAATCTGAATGTTTTATTTGCAGTAGTCCCTGAACCTGTTTGTCTGTTCCTGAGAATAATAGCATTGTTGTTACTAGCAGTTGTACTTGCTGTTATAGCAGTAGGATTCCAACCACTACTGAATGTTATAGCCCCCGTTGCCGTAGTAGCAGAAGTAGTACTTGCATCTAAACTTCCATTAGAAGTAGTTGGCATTGTATTCATAGAAATTGTGGCAGTACCTAAGGTGGCTGACGTGGATGCAACATTAGCAAACGAAGCCAAATTACCTGTTATTTGTAATGACCCGCTAGGCAATTGTGCTGTTGCACTAGTAGATATTGCAGTTTTAGAAGTAGATAAAACTCCTGATGTTTGTGTTTCATATAGACCATTAGCATCATAATATCCATAAAGTGTTTTTTTAGAAATAAATATTGGCTCACTAGCCAATGTGTGACTTATAGGTACTCCAACAGAATCAGTTATTTCAACAACTAATTTATATTCAGCAGGTTGATTAAAATTAGAACTAGTAGTATTTTGTAAATAGAACTTAAGATAATCATTACAAAAAATCATCATCTTGTGTGAGTTTCTTCCTGCTCCAAAATAACTTACACTTTGATAATTAGAGGTAGTATTAGCATGGTCATCTAAATTTAAATTGGGACTAGGTGGAGTTTTTGTACTATCTAACCTACCTTGTCCAGTAGTGTTATCTCCTACGCCATTTACATCATAAGGAGTAATCAATGCCTCTACTGTAAACGGTCCGTTCTCACTCCATAGTGGATGTCTAGCGGTATCTATTGTATTTGTTCCAGTTAGATTATTACTATTGTAATCATCATATTCTATTTTTAAATGACCATCGCACATTACAGGAAATATTAACGCTCTAGTATCGCCTACATGTACTGTTGATGCCACCTAATCACCTACATGTTGTTAATTGGGTTCTCTGCTATTACAGTAGCAACCTCAAATTCTAAAGTGAAAGGTACGGAGTTTCCTTGTTCTCCGGCAAAGGTACAATTAAATGAACGAATAAATCCATCCATTCCTGATAGTTCATCCACAACACTAGCATCACTAAATGATGACACTTCTGATAAAGATAGCCCAAGTGAAGCCCCTGTTGTTGAACTAATGAAATCGTTTATAGTACGCTTAAATCTTTCATCATACCTTCTATTATCAAACGTAAATGGTATTAGCGGTAGCCCACTCATGTCTTGGGTTTCATCATCTGCTGTATGATACTCGAAGTTTGTATCAATTCTACTAGGAATTAGTATGATTAATTTATTTATTGCTTGGTCATCTTGTGCCGCACTACTATCTACATAAGAGTGAATTAACTGCGCCATTTCAAATGGTGTTAATATTCGCTCTTTTGCAGATTGTTCATTCTCTCCTGTATTTTTTGAAATTCGTTGATTGAGTAAAACCCCAGTTAACGAAATAGATTTATTTGCTATTCCCATATCAAAGGCTAATGTTTCAGATTTACCAGTAGCCATAGAAGCAAAGGGAATAGGAATTGTAGGCACTGTTTTTTGAGTGGTAATACCAATCTCAGTAATGAACAATGGTATTCTATTAATTGCTCTATCTCCACCTATTTCGTTTCTTCTTTGTAATTCTAACCATACACTAAAATTACTATAATTATCACTTGTTGCCATTAAAATCTCACCACCGATGTTGAACTTCTATTCATTTGAGTATTAATTTCTCTTGCTACCTTCTGAGCAATATCTCTTATTTCAGTATCGGAAGCACCAACTCTTCCTGTAACCTGAACTGTAATATGGTTAGTTACAGAAGAAGCCATTGCTTTAGATTGTGAATTAGAATGTACTTGTGCGCCCGCAGGTAATGTAACTAATTCCGGTCCTTTTTCTCCGACTATTGCTAATCCACCAGTAGATATTTTTCCACCTTCTGCGAGTCCGGGTAAAAATGATAACTTATCTTTAACCTTGCCTGTAACATCAGATGCACTAGGAATAGCATCAGCGATTTCACCCGGTATTGCTCTAATAGATTCCCATAATCCACTAAGAGTATCTATCATCGTTCCTATGCCACTTGCTATTACGTCTGAGTATTGATATAGATATTCTGCGACCTTCCAAATAATAAAGGCTATTCCTGCAACTATTAATGCAGGTAAACCAAAGAAAACAGCCGCTAGTAATGCAATTCCTACAACAATTTGAGCAACAACCGATATTGTTTTTAATACTCCACCTACTATTGCCGCTCTAACATTACCAAATTCTTCAAGGGCTAAATTAAAGTTTGAATTAAATACTTCTTGTAAAAATACTCCAACCCCTGCAATAACAGCCCCAAACGTTGCAACAAGCAATCCACCCAATACTGTTAGTCCTGCAATTATTAAATTTCCTACACCATATATTACTTCCATGAGTTTACCATCTTGGAAACCTGCCCATATTTGTTCTAGAGCATCCTTTGCTTTTCCTAACCCTTCTTGAACAATAGACATACCTAACATAAATACTTCTTTTAATGTGTTAAACCCTGATATAAATGCTTCTTTATTTGTTTCAAATACTTGTTTCAATATTGTCAACCCTAACATTACAATTAGTAAATATCCCGCCGCCATTAGCATAGTTTTTACAACTAACCCAATTCCCTTTGCTATTCGCCAAGTAAACTTTGCAATATTAGTTATAGGTGTCATTAGAACTTTAGTGAATTTTCCACTAACCCTTGCACTTTTTTTCATTATATTATTATTGGTTAATTGTAGTTGCTTTAACTTCTCGAATTCTTTGTATTTTTCTTTTGTTACCAACTTGCCTCCAACTCTTCGTTGTATATTACCTGACGCAGTAACTTTTGTTTTCGCATCTTTTGAACTATCTAAACCTAATTTTTGAAATCTTTTTTCTAGTTCATCTGCATCAACACCAAATGCTTTTTCAGAAACCTTTGAGATATTTTTACCTATCTTATCTACTCCTGAACCTGCAATATCTTTAGCATGTTTAGCCTGTTTTTTCATCAAATCACTTAATTTAGTTGCACCTTTTACAGTAAGTGAATTAGCAATTAAACTACTTTTTTGTCTTCTAGCAGATTTACTAGCGACCTTTTCTAATTTTTCGACATCTTTAAGTTGCCTATCCATCAACTCTCCCATCTTTTTCATGGCAACATTTGCGTCACCATATTGAAACAAAAGACCCCCAAATATATCCGAAGTATCTTTTAATTTTTTTAATCCGTCTTCTCTTGCCTTTCCTGTTGATTGTTCAATTGCTACAATATCTTTTTGAATGTTCTTTGCTGTTTCTGCTACCTTAGCAATTTCAGCATAAGACTTGAGATTAGCCGCCTCTGTTACTCTTCTTCTTTCTGAGGCATTTTGCATTTCATTAAGAAACATTACAGACGCTTTTAGTCTGTTAGTTATTCTCCAAAGACCTGTACCTGAAATGAATCTAGAAAAGATTTCCCAGTTCTTTGAAGTTAAAACTCCATTTGTTTTACTTATCGAGGCTTGGAGTGAACGCATGTTTTTTGCGCCGTCAATGATGGCTCTATCGATTGCATTAAAATTATTTAATAAATCATCAACACCATCAGCCATTTAATTACACTCCTTTGTTTACTTTGTTCATTGCCTCCGATTCCAGTTTCTTTACTTCTCCATGTATTTCTAACATTTCCTTAATCAGTGTAACTGGCGTATCATAAGCATCCTTTGGGTCTATTGAGAAAGCAGTACAATAAGTATAGAGCATTATTTTCATCCCTACTACTGTATCTACACTACCTCCTTTTAATGCCCTTCGGATTAGTTTTCGTTTCCCGTATCATCCCCCATAATATCCATAAATGGATTAGGGAGGATTTCTTTTAGTTGCGCACCAATGTAAGGATTGAGTCTAACTAATTCGGTAGTAGATAATTGAGGTTCAGTCTTTTCTACAAAGTTCTCAACCATAAAACGGTACATCTTGTTAAGGTTAATACCCATAGTTTGGCCCTGAGCATTCATATCCATAACAGACGATAACGCCTGTTCTACCTGTAACCAAGTTGGTTCTTTAATCCACACTTGGAGGTATTCATCAGAATCAGAGGCTACTCTAATCTGATGGCATTCGGTTGCCGTTCTTGCGAACAGCGCATTCTTATCATTTACAATTTTTCTTTCTGTCATTTTACTTTCCACCTAACTATATACTAACAAACAAACGATGTTAGTGGAATTTAAAAAAGGACTAAGCGTTACCTGTTTGGTTACGCCTCCTAATTTCCTGTTGCCGTTCCGCCTAGGGTCTGTATTGCCCACTTACCTTTGTAAGTGGCAGAAGTCAGAGTTCTAGCAGTTGCGGCAACTTCTACTTCTATTGCCCCCTTGTCTTCGGGGAAAGGAATTGTAACAGAGTTAATGGTGTAGTCAGACAATTGAATATCTATTTTTTCTCCTCCACTCTTTTCAAATTTAAGTTGTAGAACACCAGTAGATTCATTTTCACTTCTCATTTCATCCCACAATTTAGTGTCGGTAATAAGCATAGTTAATGTAACTTCATACGTTCTTTGACCCGGCAAATGCGCAGAAGTAATTTGTCGGTTGTAATTACCAATAAATCTTTGTGGAGTTAGGTTGTTAGAAATAGTTAGAGACCCACCCTTTACTCTTGCCATAGTTTGACCAAATAATTTAATCAATCCATCTGAAAATAAGAACGGATAATTATCTGCAAGAGTTGTACTGTAATTACCAACTCCACCTGCGTCATTAGAACTATCATCTAGCCCCGCTAATCCTACTTGTCCACGAAGAGGAAGATATCCATCAGGAGCATCAAATGCTCTACGTGTAACTAATTCAACTGATGACTTAAGTTCCTGTCCTTCTTCAAAATTAAGAGTTAAAGAATTAACTTGACACCCAGTATATATTACAGAATATAAATTCTCATTGGGAGTGTTAGAGTCTACAACACTAGTATTGGATTGATTTGACTTTCTGTATGCCACATCTAACGCAAATGAAGGCAATACGTCATCGTCGGCTTCTGCAAAGGTATATGTCCATGAACCACCAGTTGAATAATTAATATTTGTGTGACCTAAGAATACATTTGAACTAGCAATTTCAGGATATATATTCTGACCTATGACTCGAACTATTTGCTTATTACTAAGGTGATAACCAAAACCATTTAGAGAATTACTATGGTCAGCATTTTGAGCAGTAGAACCACCTGCTATTGAAGATATTTTACCTAATGCGTAATATAACCAAGAACCATTATTCAACGACAAATCGAGAGAACCGCCACTTACAGTTTCTGCTCCCTTATATTGATAGTCAAGATTTCTACCTCCTGCCGCCGCAAGATTAAGTTGTTTCATTTCTACTTCTACATTAGGTGGTGTAAAGGTATTTACTAACCCTACCCAATTATCAGACAGAATAGTACCTGTACTACTTTTCACTTTACCGTATGCAGGTGCGCCAAAAGATAGTATTGTTAAATCTCCTACATTGTCACTACCTGCAAGATTTGCACCTGTACTGTCTACCGCAGGGCTATCTATTGTAATAGTTGTAGCAGTATTAGCAGTTATAGTTCTATATGATGTCGCGTCATTAGAAGTCAACCCATCAATTTTGACTGTGCATCCAATGTATAAATTTGGTATTAATTTAACGAGAGAAGCAGATAAATCATGTTCGTATATTAATCCAGTTGCATCTACATCTACTGAGTTAAAAAATAAGTCTAATTCAGGACATAATCCTACTTGTGCGTTTGCTCCAACAAATACTTCATTATTTACCATTTTTTATCCCTCATGTCGCTCTTGCAAACCTTTTCATCTCGACTCCCATCTTGTATCCCAATAGTCTTTTCCCTCTATCGTTTGCTTCATTTCTACTAGTTATTTTAATTAAATCTGCATTTCCAAGTACAGGTGACGCGGTGTCTCCGGCTGTCGTATACACAGTTGGCCTAAAAGCATTGTTTTCAAATACACGTCTGACAATCTTGTATAATGCCGCTAATCTATCTCTAGATAATGTATTTGATACCATGTCTCGACGATGTAAAATACGCAAATGTAATGTAAAAGTAAAGGTTTCATCTCTTGCAGAATAGTCAATAGTTCTATAATCTGTTGTTGAACTATCTTCATATACAATTAAAACAGATTCTGAATCAATATCTACTCTTCTTCCTTCTTTTGGTTCGATTGAACGAACATCAATAAATTTAGGTGTAGCATTGTGACTGGCTGATATTTCACCAGTGCTAACTAAATCCGAACCTGCACCACTCCAATTATCTTTCAAGAGCCTAATAATAAATGTCACTTCATCCATGTTGAAACCTCCGATATTAAATCTTTTTTATATTGTTTAATAAATACATTCATTGCATTATTCATTACCATTTCATCAGAAAAACTGATGTCGAAACCTAATTCTGCTTCTAGTTCCTTTAACGTTTTATTACGTTCCTTTTCTAAGTTAAGAATCATCTTAAATTTACTTCGGGCATCACTCATAATATCACGCTATAAAATGTATAATATCTCTCTTACCCTTTAGTATAGCATTTGCTTCCTCAAGTAATATATCATGCTTAGTTTTCAAATCTATGTTAGAACCTGTTTCTGCAATTAATATAGAATTATCATCATGTCTAATAATTTCTGCGGCAACTAATTTAGTAGTAGCGTCATGTACAGTAGCAGGAACTCTTGATTCTCCACTAACATACGTTACTCTAATAGAATGTGAATGAAGATATGGGTAATTTTTAAGAAAGAAAATTTTTCCATCTTTATCTATTGTCCAATAATCTCCCATTCTTCTTTGGTCTTGGTTGTCAGTAAATTGAGTAATAGTACCAACAGTAGAAGTAATACCACAAGCCGAACCGTCTTCACCTAATAACAATGAAGAAATAATTACGGTGTCTCCTGCTTCACTATCAGTTGTTGCATAAAAGAAATCAGAAATATTTATTGCATTATTTCCTTGTGCTGTTACAGATTTAGCAGTAGTTTCTCCCGTAAACTTAGCAGTTTTATGTGGAAACACTTCATTGATTGCATCTGCCAATTGGCTAGCAGTAGTTTTTGGTCCGAAGTTATCGAAAAAATCTATCCCTTTATCGATATTAAATGTGTATGTTCCAACGGTTAATGCTATTACCCATGAACCACTTTGAGGTGAAGCGGGCATTTTAATTTTAGCAGTAGCAGATGCTAAGTCAACATATTCAGTACCTTGCCACGCTTCTAATCTAACTATTTTTTGTATATTGTTTTTGTCTAATTGTACAAACCCTACATAGTCTTTGAATCTTTGAACAGGATATGCCCCCATATGGAATGCTTCAAATCCATGAAATTCATTATGATAAATTATTGGTCTAAAAGAATGTCCTACAATATCGTCTACTCTTTCTTCTGCTCGCTTAATGAGAGTACCGACCTCAGGTATAGAAGGAGTTGTTCCTGAACTAAAGGGAGCGATTTGTAGTAGTTTAGAAACATCCGTGTGTGTAGTGTAATAACCATTACCAATATTATAGTTCACGTTAATATTTGTAAAGTCACTTGGGGATGATAGTTTTGGCATTTATTCAACTCCTAAATTTGCGGGTTTTATTTACAAAGGTTTTAACTCCCTTGATTACTTCATTTATACTTTTCATACTACCTGCATCAGTAGATAAGAAAGCACCTGCTTCCGCTAATCGTAGTTCACCTTTTTTGTCTATTTTAATAAATATATCAACCATTGGTATTGGGTCTTGTCGGGTAGTTTTAAAATCCTGTGGAGTTACAGATTCATTTTGTGATTTTTCATATACTTTGTCAATAAAAGTATCTAATTCTTTAGATAGTTTAACTTCAATAGTAACTACTCCTAATTCTAAATCTTTATAGTTGGTTACTAATTCAGTAACATTCGGTGGCTTACTTGCCTCTCTATTAGATTTCCCTCTATCTCTTATAGGCTTAGGAACCATAAAGTTAGATTCTTTTAACACATATGTAGCGGCAATATCGCTGGCTTTTAGATAATCATCTAATTTAGACAATGCATACTTTTTTGTTTCTCTTAGTATATTCTTCCAACCTTTAATTTCTCTTTTTGGAGAACCATTTTCATAAAAAGTAATTGCAGTAATAACATTCTCAGAATCTCTAGTAATATCTATTTCATAATCTAATCCAAATGTTTTTTTTGCTATTGCTTTATTCATAGGCTTATTAATTCCTTTTTCTTTTTTTGGAATTCTAACTAAATGTGCTTTAGTACTCGCTAATTCTAAAGGGTCTCCTTCACTAATACTGTATCCTGCATTTAGAAATTCTCTTGTTAAATATCTTTCACAGTCCCAAGTAATACTTACCCTTTCTAATGTAGAATCGTTATCTGTTGTTTCGTCAAATTTAATTTTATCTACATCAAATAAACTTTCATTTTTGTCTATCTTATCCATTATATTACGAGATTTTCCTTCTGTACCTTTTCGATTTGTACCTTCGTATGTTTGACCTAAGTATACAGGCTTAGTTAAATCTGCAAATGTGGCTTTATTCTTATCAATTGCATCAAGAACACTATTTCCAGTTTTTGTTTTTTCACCAAAAATATTGACTATTGGGTTTGTACCCTTGAAATGTTGAGCCATATCTTTTTCGATAGTTGTTACAACGTTAGCATTGCTAGCCTTTCCAACTAAAATTTTCATATATTCCATATAAGTTTTAAATTCTTCATCAGAAGAAAAATCATCTTCATCTAAATTAGTTAAAACACTAAATAATTTATTGACTTGTTTTATATCTAAATTACCAATTGGTTTAACTTTGTCAGTAGTAATAAACATTTTTAAAATTAAAATTTTATAAATAGTATTTGCATCAGTGTTATTAGTTTCAGCATTTGCAACTGAGTCATCATCTAGGTTAAATTTGCGTTTTAATCTAGAACTGTTTGATTGCCCAATAACTAAACTCATGCATTAACCCTCACCTATGCCAACCACTTTGCCCAAGCAACACCCTTTGTTATGGCCGCACCTAAACCTAATCCACTTTGAGGTGGTGTATAGGAGGGTTGTCCAGTAGCAGGGTCAATCCAATATGGATTATTATTCATATCATATCCTTGAGGAGGTACAGGATATCCAGTACCGTTATTCATAGCCATTTGTTGTTGCATCATAGCATTGTTCATGTTTACTCCCATACCTCCACCTTGAATCTGATTTGGATTCAAACCTTGAGGATTTTGCATTCCCATTTGTGGTTGCATACTTGCTTGTTGTTGTGGAGCAGATGGCGTAGCAAAACCTTGTGACTCTAAATATTGTTGTTTAGCCATTCTGCGTTGCATAATAACTTCTGAGTTAACAGCAGTTGCTAATAGATTAACAATGTCAAGGTCAATATTCTCTTGAGTAATACTAGTAAACTCAGTTAATGAATCAGGGTGTACTTCTAAATCACCATTAGTATTAGAAACGAATTTTTGTTTAACTAACATTTGGCTGACTACTCTAGCAACTACATCTTCCATCATTTTTTCTAATGCATTTAGAAATGGTTCTCCATGATACTGGAAAAACTCTTCAACATGGTTTTCTTGTAGAGTTAAAAGATTGTTAACAGACTTAAATTGAGCCTGACCCATTGTATTCATTTGCGTAGCCAAAGCCGAGTTGCTTGTACCGAAGACACCCATCACTTAACACCTTCCTGTGTGTTCACCTTAACGCCTTCGGTCAATAAAGATTTTATTCTTTCAGACATAGCCGCATTCTCTATCATCATAGCGTATAACTTTTCTTCGGGTGAAGCGTTGTCATTAGTAGGTGGAATTATTTTCCAACCTAATGAAGTTAGAGCGTTAATATCTTCTTGTTTTAGTTGAGTTACTGGTCCTGCTTTAACTAAATTAACAGGATTTAAACTTCTAGCAGATGGAATATATGCACTAAAAGATAAACCATGTTCTTCTGCAAGTATTTGTTGTTCTAACATTTCATACTGCATGTGAATAGCCGCATGTTTATCACAATATGTTCCTCGCATTGGATATCCTCTGCGAACCTTATGTAGTGGTAGTGGTGGTCTTCTAGCATCATCTGCTGTCCAAACCTTTTGCGTACCACATATAACACATCTATCATTTAGATTATACTTAAATTTGTAAGGCATTTTTAGAAAGGTTTTTCTTTCAGGTTTTAACACTTTTACTATTTCTTTCATTTGTTTTTTTGGCTTCATTGATTTATACTCGTATGGCATTATCGGTCCGGCGGCCCTAGCGGCTGTGTGTCTATCCATAAACGGATTTCCACTAGTATTCACAGTAGCATTACTAGCACCAATTAGACTTGGTGGATTAAATCGTTGCATTGTCATTTTTGTTCCTCCTCACTCGTAATCGGCTAGTGCCGATAGTCAAGTCTGTCCTATGACACGTACTAATAGTCTTTTATCATTGTTAATATTCCACGATAAACCATTTCAGAATCAGACTTGGCACTTACGATATATTTATGACAGGGAATTCCTGTATCATTTAACTTTTGAAGACCCGGCTTAAACGACTCAAATATTGGATGGTCTTCTATCTTTCCATTATGATTATACTTATCTTTCCATAAATCATATTTGTTAGCCCAAAGCCCAACCGCCATAGGATAATCTTCATCTTTCTTTTTCTTTTTCCTTCCACCAACTTGCCATACTGGGTCACAAAGAGTATCAACTAAAAATGTCCAAGACAACTGTTGTTCAATATCGTAATGTTTGTCTAAGTGCCTATCATCAAATAAAAATATAACATACTTAACATTCCTACTTCGTAAATCCTTAACCCATTCTTCCCAGTATACTGTCTGACCTCCAATATCAGAAGTTTTAATTGTGTGTGCATCTCCATCTAATTTAACGAATTTTCTAGTTGGTCTATGCCTTCCAACAGTTCTTTTTTTTATTTCGGGAACTTCTCCTCTAGTCATTAGTTGTTTGTGTAGTGTAGTTTTACCTGCTTGACTAGCACCATAAACTCCGAAATTAATAGCGTGAAGTCGGTTATACAGTTTATTCATGGCTTCAACCATTAGTATTGCAAACCCTGCCATTACCGACATGTGACGTTCCCTCCTATGAAGGCCAGTCTAAGACACACTAAAATGATTAGTGGCCGCCCCATAAGGAAGTCAAAAAATGCCAAGCACCGCTATACAAATTTATTCCCCATAAAGAAATAGCATGACCAATAAAAAAACTAGTTACCGTAGAAGCCATTCCCCAAAACCAAAACCTTGCTCTAAGAAACCAAACATCTGCGGAATGCGCTCTTTGTAAATCATAGGCAAGAGTAGTCTCATCCATTCCGAATAAGATTTCACTTACCATTCATATCACTCTTGAAACCCAGTTAAGAAAGTTGGGCTAACTGTGGTTTCCTGCTTAGGCATCATAGGCATTTGTGGGAGTACATTATCTCCGTATATATTTTGCCCAATACCAAATTGCTGTTGGAATCCTCTAAATGATTCTCTAACTCTTTTTCTATTTTCTTCGTCTTTTGCTTTTCTATTCCAATATGAATTAATTTGTCTTTGTAATAAAAAATCTTCAATATAGTCATTCAAAACTAAATCAAAGAATGCCTTTAACATCATTATTCCGCCGACGGTTAATATACCGAATAATACAGCGTGAATATATTCTCCAAACAATAGTAAATCTCCGACAGTAGAATAAAAATAAACATTTACTCCACTGACTGCTCCAACGAATAATATTGTCATTATTAGTTTTGTATCTGTGTCTATACTTGGCATACTTAACACCTCAAGCGTAATTCACCGAAACTGTACCTGTACCTGTTGAGATTTGAACAAATATTCCATTTGCTACTAGTACGCCATGTAAGTCTTGTTCTATTGTTTGCGCTGTGTTACCTGCATGTAATTGTAGTCGCACAACTTCTTTTTTACCCGATGTAGTTGAATTGTCACTGTCCCATATTTTGACAGTCATTAATGCGTTTGCAGTTGATGTTGCATGTACGCTCATTATTTTACAATGATGTTGTACTGCAACGGTGGATGAAGAAAGCACTCCTGTTGTATTACAGGTTGACATTATTTAGCCTCCGTTAATCTCGCTACCAAATCTGCTTTACGGCCTTCGGTTGAAAGACCTTTTTCTTCTAGTGTATTCTTTAGTTCTTTGACTGTTAGTTCTCCCCACTCTATATCTAGTGGTGCATCACCGTCGTCTGTTAGTTCTTCTACTGGTTCTTCTACTACTGGTTCTTCTACCACTAGTACTTCTTCTACGTCCTTAATTAATTTAGGAATAAAAGATTTCTTTTTTGATGGATACATGGTATCTCTAATTTTCTTTGCATCTCCTTCGATGCTGAATTCTTCTCGTAAGACATCTAAAGCAAATTCAGGCAGTTTAACTATTTCGGGCTTATCTTCCGAATCAAATTTAACTATGATTCCTGAGTCTCCAAGAAATCCTAATGCTATTCCTAATGGAACATATGTTTCTTCTACTGCTGTTAATGCGTATGTTTCTCCGCCTCTTCTGAGTAGAAGTGGCCCTGTATTTTTGTGTACTGCTAATTTTACTTTTGCCATAATATCACCTTTTTTTAAAGTTGGTAGTAATCCCTGCCCCGTTAAGGACAGAGACTACTACTTTACGTCATCACTTAATTGTTGTGTTTTACTTAAACACTCTTAATGTTGGTAATCTTACCTTGTCCCTTAAAGAAAGAACAACCAGTCTCTCCCATAGTGCGGTACATACCTTGATTTCCAAGTTTGCCTACACCGAATGGGTTTCCACTAGTAATACCATCTTCGAAGTATTGGGTTGGTTTCATTACAGATAACCACAAGTGGTCTGTATCTAAGATTAACAAGTCACTAAGTTCGTTTGTTGAGTTAGCCCCAGTTGAAGGCATGTCTTTACAAGGAATCAATGGGATGTCATAGTATGTTGCTACTCTGAATCCTGCTTCTTGTCCTTTTACTCCACGAACTCCGTTATGGGAAGGAACAATCTCTTTCCTATCCATAAATCTCTCTTGGCTTTGTAGTAAGTCAGCGATGTGCTGAATTGTGTCATAGCCAGTTAAGATAACTTTGGGGTTTCCACCATTTTGACGGATTCTACGAATCATGTCATTTAGCATAGTTAGTGTCAATACTCTAGAAGTACCTGCTGAGTTATATGAAGCACCGAAGTCTACCTCTGCATCTAAGAAAGAAGCAGTACCAGTAGCAACGTTACTTGATATAGAAACAGTTCTTTGTGTTCCAAATATCTTTACTACATCACCAACAACTGCGGAGTTGTTTGCGTTGTTTGCACCAGTTACTAACAAGTTACCATTGTACATTGCCGCTATCTCTGCCGCAGATGTAACTATCTTCATTAGAGAAGTGTAGTTTCTTTCAATGTTTGCGGCGTTACCGTCATCATATCTCTCAAGAGGCATGACTAACATTTTGCTTTGAACTTCAGCATGATGCTTACCCATGTCTTCTCTAACGATAGCACGAATATCTCCAACACCGTCATCTATTCCTGCAAGTTCCATTCCAAGTTCTGAGAACTCGAATAGATGTGCAACAGTCTTAGGACTGACATATAGTTTAGTATATTCAGGAGCGATTGCTGGAATATCTGTTCCAAGTGTCGCGTTTTCACCGACACCACCAATCTTATCTGCGCTAACTGCGGCTGAACCGTTTGCACCAGTACCAATACCGAATGCAGACGCTGAACCACCTTCTGCTCTGCTCTTTAGAACTCTCCATCCACTGGATGTATAAGGTCTCTTAGCAAGCATAGCAAGAGGATTAACCTCTTGGTTTAGCATTGACCATACTTTTTGTCCATAAAGAACGTTGTATAGGTCTCCTAATCCACTTGCGGCACTAAACGGGTTAGATGCGGCATCATGGGGCGTTCCGAAACCGCCTACAACACCTGCCGCTTTCAACAGGGCGTTACCTGATGAACCTGCATAGCCGTATGTAGCCGCTTCTAAGTCTTTTACTGTGTTAATATATCCACTCATTTTAATTCACTCTCCTTGCGAGGTTGTGTATGTCTCCCCATGACATCTCAGCCATTGCTTCCGCAGTGGTTGGGAATCCGTCAGGAAGTGACATTGCAACTTCCTGTGCTTTCATTATCTCAGTGTCTTTCTCTGATAGAGATTTGCGTAGTGATGCAAATTCTTCTTTAAGAGCAACAACTTCTGCATGAGCATCGTATTCTGCTCTTTCAGCCGCCGCTTTCTTAACGTCGAGTTCCGAAGCAAATCTGCTAGCAAATTGCTTAGATAAATTATCATAAGCAAGTTTCTCTAACTGCTCTGCTTTGAAAGCCTCGTAAGCCTTCTCTACGTTTTCTGCACTGAGGTCTAATGTGCTGAAATCAGCAGACTCTAAACCTTTGCTTACAGGGCCAAGTTCTTTTGGTGCGGCAGTAGGTCTTCCATTAACCACCACTTCTGTTCCGGCCTCGTAGTCTCTAGTAGAGTCTTCGTCAAGAGCCTTGTCCATATCGTCCATGCTCTCCACTTCTTCTTCCATCATTTCGACTTCTTCTTCTTTCATCGTTTCTTCTTCTTTCATTTCCATTGTCTCCAATTCTTCGTTTTCTTTTGTTATTGAGTCACCAGTAACTTCTCTAACTTGTGTTAACAAGCCATTGAGTTCTGCCAGTGCTTTCTCCAATTTTTCCGTCATATTTCTACCTCCTTTCTCATGTTTTAGTATGTCGAATTTTGCTTCGGGGTTAATTCCTTTTTCACAGATAGTAACTTCATGTAACTCTAAGTTATCAATCTCGTTGTATTCTCCGAATTCCTCTGATTTTCTTTCTTTTTTAGAAATGGCTTGTCCACCTATACTGAATGAACGTAGTGTTCCTTTTCTAATTCCTCTTGCTATTTCTTTTGCTTTCTCTATATCATCTCTAACTTTAATGACAACATAAAATCCAACTCCGTCAACACCAGTCTTGTGTAGTACTCCGTTAGTATCTCGATATTGTTCAATGACTTCTCCTACTTGAACATTCGAATGATTAGACATAACATTCCTGTAAGATTTTTCAGTCATAAAATCTTTAACAGCCTTTTCTAATGCTTCTAATGTAATTAAATCATTTTGTTTATCTACTATTTCTATTGATGCGTAGCCACCAATTACTAGATTTTCAGACTTAAGTATTTGGAAATTAGCAGTACTATCCTGCCTAACTAATACTTCTTGCTGTGCAAACACAACACAACACCTTATACTCTTACTATATTAAGTAGGCGTTTATTCCGGTAATTCTAAATTACTAAATTTATCTTTAGTAATATCTATCTTACCTTCATCAGAATCTTTATCTAACATCTCTTGTTTCTTTCCTGTCCACACAATCCAAGACTTCTTCTCATCTAAAGGTACAACTCTGAAATGTATTCTTGTTTGGAACTTATCTCCTTCCATTCTATATTCATGATATCCATCTTTTTGTATTCCAAATATTATTTGTCCACTATCTAATACTTTAGTGCTATCTACCTTTTCAGAAACCTTTGCCGGAAACTTACCGGATTTACCAAACAACTCATAGATGTCTTGTGGCTTTTCTATATCTATTAACCAAGCCATTCTTTTCTTTTCAGTCTCTACAATAAAATCTAAGTTTCCATCATCACGTTGTCTAACTTCGAATTCACCTGTCAACTCAGACTCTTCTTCATCTTTTGCAATATTGTAAGGGGAAGAATCAAATTTGTTAGGTGTAATAAAAATAAACGCATCTTGATTTTTCATCCACGCCAAAAGTTCCTTTGGTCTAGATTCAAATATTTCATCATATGCATCTCCATCTGATTCTCGAATCTTTTCTTCAATGTCATCGAATTCCATAGGAGCATCATTATCAATTAATAATTCACGAATACTAACTCGTAGTTTTGTTTTACGAGATTTCATAAATTTATCTAATTGGTCTTTCATATCATCCATTGAACACATTGCATTTTTCTGCATGAGCGGGTCGCCTTCAAATCCATATACAGTGAATCCATCTAAATCATGTTTACAAATTATTTCTGCTTCCCCATGAATATAGTCAGTAACAATATATTTTTTTAGTTTCTTTTTATCTTTGCGTTGCATCTCTGCTATTACAGTTAATGGACTCACAATATCTGTTCGTTGTACAAGAGGAAAAATTCCAATTGCTTTCTTTGTTTTAGTTGCTAATTGTTCTAATGTTTCTAGTTTATCTGACTCTTCTACCTCAGGTAGTTCAATTACTTTAGCAGAATACAAACTAAATCCTTTTTGTTTCTTACTCACTTCATCTACTTTAACTCGAATAATAGTACCGATGTCAACAGATACTTTAGTGTTCAATGCTTTCCCAACAGGAAGATAATTTTTTTCTTCTAATTCAATGGTTTTGTATTCTCTTGTTTGTTCTGCTGTTAATGGTCCAATACCCATTGTATAGGAGTGTAATCCACTCTTAGTTTTTTTATCTTCTAGAACTACTACATCTAAGTCAACATATTTTTTCCATTTAATCCACTTTGGATTTTTCTTTCTTCCTACATAATATGTAGATTCGATATCTTTGATAACAACTCCTTCTGAGGTAGGTAACTCCATTATTTTCTTAGAATAATCTCCAACCTCATCTATGGAATCTGCAATTCTAGTATCTTTTTTAGATGGGAATGCGAGAGGTTCAGAAGAGTGTTGTGAATACTGATAAAACATAATGTTGATTCTTTCTCTCAAAGGTTCGTCTGTAATATCTTTACCTTCATGTTTCATAACATCGAAAACATGTGCTCTCAATTGAGTACCTTCAATTTTCTTTTTGAAAATATGAGTAATAACATTAGCACGATGTAAAGCCTCATCTCCTTGAAATAGGAGTAGTTCTCCATCTAGTACGCAATCTCCAAACGCTTTCTTCTCCATTTTCTCTACAATTTCAGGACACTTATCAGTAATGTCTTTTTGGTTATATGAATATATTTTTATTTTTTTATCGAACTTGTGGATTTGTATTCTCATTCCATCATACTTTTCCTGTACTACGAACTCACCACTCATACCCTTAATATCTTTCATATCTTCTAGTTCAAATATCCTATACATTGGTTTATTCGGAGTTATAAAATCTACATCTTGCTTCTCATCTTCTGACTTAGCAATATCAATATCTTCCAGTGCTTCCCATTTGTCATCAGAATAGTTTTCACCAAAGACTTCTTTTAATGTAGACAAAGCCTCATTAAATTTACCCTTAACTCTTTTACTATCTTTATCATCACCATAATGTTCTATTATGTAAAGAGGAATATCTTTTTCTTCTAAGTCAAGACCCATAGACCCTTGAGAGATTTCATCAGGTTTTAGATTATTTTTTTCCCAAGCCTTTTTCGGAATAGGGTTAGCATGACTTCTTAGTGCATAATGGATAAATGCCGCAAAAGTACTTACATCGTCTAAAAGAACTTCTAATACTTTCTTCCCTAATTGTTTTGAAAATGGGTCTGATGCATTATTAGATTCAAACCGCATTCTTTTGATGTCATCATATATTTTTTTAGAGACTGTTGATTCAGCATCATATGCTTTATCATCAAATAATTCTTTTTCATTTAGATGTTCTTTTAATTCTTTAGAGAATTCTCCTAAACCATCATACTCTTCTCTGATTGATTTAACAGTGCTTTTCCATTTTTTACCGTATTCTTTAGGGTTTTCCTTTGCAGATAAATATGCATAGCGTACTCGTTCAAAAAAATCTAATACTCTTTTTGTAAGAGCCTTAGTTTCTTTTTCAAAGGCTACACCCGAAGTAGTCATTTTACCTCAAAACCTTCTTTCACTTGGTCGCCTATCAGTATCTTGTGATGGTAAATCTCTTGTATCTTTCAGCATACCAATAATACTTTTTATTTTAGTAGTAAGCATTCTTTGTTGGTCAGGAGGAGCAGTACTATATTTTCGTGATAATTCAGATAACAATTCATTCATAGCATTTCTTTGACCTGACATTTCATCAGACATTCTCTGACCTGCACCACCTTCAACGAACATGGTTTTCAATATCTCATCACATAGTAAATCAAACTCAGCCTTACTTACTTTATCTTCCTTACCTTCAACATTACTTGTTTTAGGTAAAGGAACTTCGGAAGGATTTTTCTTAGGTCTTTTGACCTTCTCATCTTCACCAGTTAGTGGTTCATCTAATTCTAATGTCCCCAAATGTTCTGCCTCTTGCAGTATTTGCTTGGCTTTTAATATGGCTAATTCAACTATTTTCTCTTCTTTCGTAACTCTTTCCGGCATATTATTTCACGTCTCCAAATCTTTAATTACATTTCTTAATGCTTCTACTATTTCAGTTTCTAAAAATAAACCTAAGTTTTCATTCTGAGTTGTTTTAATTAACCCTTCAATAAATTTTATTCCTTCGTTTAATTCGTCTACGTTTTTTACTATATCTTTCCAACTCATCTTAATCACCCTGCATTCTCCACCATTTTGTGAATATCATCCCACGACATTTTTCCAATGGTATCTCCTGTCGGAGCAACATTACTGTGGTTCATCGACGGAGTTGGAGTATTACGAACAACTAATCCTGCTTTCATTAGTATGTTGTCTTTATTGTATACTTGTTGTTCTAGAGATTTAACTCTATCAACTAGTTCTTTCATTAGTAGTAACATTTCATTATTTTCTTTTTGTTCTGTCATTTTAATTACCTCTTGCTTTGGCATTTCTAGCCCTTATTTGTGCTAGTAATTCCGGTTCTTCTTCTTCGGTTCTTTTAGCGGCTTCTTCATCTTGGCCTGTGGAGTTGGTAGTCGCTAGATGTTTTGCTCCTATTGGTATTCGGTTTTTTAATATATCTTGCCAACTCATTTTAAATCACCTTTTAATTGTAATGTTTTTCTATAATCGTATGTTCAGAATTGGGGTAGAGATTATCCTGTTCTCTAACATATTCTTCGGCTTCATTTCTATTATCAAAGATAACCCCTGCCACTCTTTTTTTACCTAAACCACTACCTTTTAATGCCCTGTATATCCAATACTTTGTCGTTCCTTCTTTCAATATATCTTCCCAACTCATTGTAATTTCTCCTCCATTTATTTTGACGCTTCATAAGTTATTGCTAATTGTTCAAGGGTAAGTTTGTCATTCTCGTATTTCATCATCAAATCGCCTCCTTTGAGGTCTACTTCTAAAACTAATTGGGATTTTTGATTCAAATTAACAACATACTCAACATCAAACTCACTATTGGATGCCTCAAACTCAAAAACCTTTTTTGTAATAAAATCCTTATCTTCATAGTCTTCATCATTGGGAGGAATCCTAGAATAGAAACTGACTTCACCCTCTACTCTATCTATTTGTTCTACATATACTCCACTTTGATTTTCTGTTGTAGTATAAATCTTAAAAGAATAACTTTCCACTTCTAATCGTTTTTTATTAGAATCTAATATTTCTACTGAAAAGTTTCTATCCCTGTGGGTTATATTTTGCCACACTTCCATTTCTTGCTTCTTAATGTCTTTTAGTATATTTTCCCAACTCATTCTAAATCACCTACTATTGGTAAACTCATTCCTATTTGCCATACTATCATGTCAGTTAGCAATCTAAGTTTCATCCTTACCCCCCTTTGGGTATACTACTCCTTTAATTTGACTGTAAAGAGTTTCATAATCTTTACGAAGTTCTGCGGCACTAGCAAGTATGTCAAGATTCTGTTCTGAAAAGGTTTTCATTTTTTTAGTTAGAGATTTATCTGATTTAACTAAATCTAAATCTGACAGTTCTTTAATGACTTCTTCTAGTTTAGTCATCTCTTGTCCCATATACTCTGTCGGTTGTGTAGACTGTAATAGTTTCTTAAGTTTCTTCTTTTCTTTAGGCTCTAGTTTTTCAAGAAAATCTGATGCTTTCAAAACCTCCTGCCACGACATAATGTTCTCTCCTAGTGATACCTAGTTAATCTGTATTTGCCTCTTTCTGTCTTTACCGACAGTAAATTCGTAATCTTTTACTGTAACATTAATTAGTTTTTCCATTGTTTTTAATGCTTTAAGATGTCTAGAATTCTCAGGCACAAGACTCGACATTTCTTTTATTGTAGAATAAATCTCTTCTATTTTATCAATTATAGTATCAACATCTGCAAAAACAGTTGTTGTACCAAAAACCCCTTCATCGTATATACTTGCAGTACCTTTACTATCCGACAAAGTATCTGTCACTTTATCATAAACCATATCTGTTGGTGATTGCCAATTCCTATCTTCTTCGTTTATAGTACCTTTACCTTGTTCAGTTACCTTTAGGTCTTTTAATCGTTCACGTAACGCATCAAGAATTTCCTTACTTTCAGATTCATCTTCTTTACTAAGTGACCTTTCTTCTTCAAGTTTGATTTTTTCTAGTGTTATTAGTAGTTCTCTAAATGTACTTTCTAGTCTCTCAATATTATTGCCTAAACTATCAATATCTACTTCTGATTTATTACCGAGTAGAGTTTCCAACTTATCTAATTTTTTTCTAGTCATACCTTTCCCTCTCAATACTGTCTTATTGATATCTGCAATTTGCTCTAAGAACTCTCTCAATATTTCTAGTGACTCTTGTCCATTATATTCCTTTTCTTCTAAGGTATCTAAATCAATTAAGTCTGCTCCTTGTATTGGAGCAACTGTATAACTTTGAGATTCATAAAATAAATCTAATAACTTAGGGTCAGCAATTGGTTTTTCTCCCGTCTGCTTAGGTACAAGAGAATAATAAAAATTCATTACTCTATCCTTACTTCCACTTTTTGGAACTAGATATGACCTAGCAAATTCCTTTACTAAGTCTCGCATCTCATCGGCATTTATGTCATTAGTCTGACTATATTTATCCAATACATTTTCCCAAAGTTTAATGTTTTTTGCAGAAGCAACTAGACTATCTTTTTTCCTTTTTACTCTAGCAGTTTCTTTATCACTACTTTCATTACCACTATATTCTGCTTCTTCTAACTCTCGCTTTTCTCTTGCGGCTAATTGTTTAGGAGTTAACTGAGTTATTCCTTCATCAGTATCTGCTTCCGTTTCAGCAAGAAAATCAGAAATATCAGGGTCTTTCTTCTTACGCAAGATATCCATAAAATTCTGCGCCATTTTGTTCACCTTAAAATGGAATATTTTCTTTTCTATTTTTTTGTTTCTTTGGAAGTAAAATTACGTCAGGAATATCAGATGCATTAGGTATCTTCTTTTCCACAGTAGTTTGGCTATCTATTCCACCAACAGAATAATCTCTATTCTTAGTTACATTTCTATTGTGATGAGCATACTGTTCTGCTCTTGCGTTCGCTAGTTCTTTTTCTAATTCTCTTACACCTTTCTTTTCTGTCATATTATTCACTCTACCCATTCAATTATTTTTTCAAGATTTTGTTCTTCTGCTACTGCGGGGTCTACTGGATGTGCTCTTGCTTCTTCTATTGTTTCAGCAGGTTTAATTTCTCCCTCTCCACCCATTGAAGTTTCTCCACCCATTGCATCTGTTTGTCCGGCAACCTTTAGTATATTCCACCACTTCATCATCCTACTCGCCTCTCTGTTCGGGAATCAACGTTTTGATTACCTGCTTCTTGCGGTAATCCTGTAAACCTTTTATCAGGACCAGTTTCCATAGACGGTTTATTTCTAGTTTCTCCACCACCTTGATTTCCCATCAATTGTTGTTCTTGTAATTGTCCTAGTTGACTAGGGTCAATATCTGTTCCCGCATACGGGTCAGTTTCTACTTCTCCCTCACCCCCTTCCGGTGGAGGAGCCTCAGGTTGAGGTTCAGGTTTCTTAAATGTGAATCTGCCTTCATCATCCATATCAACTTCAAACCCTAAATTCTTAATAGAAGCGGCTACATTTACTTCAATCTCTCTCTTTCGTAGTTTAGCAATTTCATCTTCTTCTTCTGATGGTGGAAGTTTAAGTTCCCAATCAGTTATACCAAACTCCTTAGTCATAAATGGGAACACATAGTTATTCCAAATTGTTTGTGCCATCTCAACTGCTCGATTAGTAACAAGTATCTGCATACCCTCATTATTTAGTCCACCACTGGCAGAACTATCTGCCATGAATATTTTACTTACACCATAAAAAGCAGATATTCTATCTCTCAAATCTTCTTTGACTTGTATGTAGTCCATCTCCTTTAGACTGTCCATGAACTTAATCCATTCAACGCCACCCTTTCCTCCGTCGGATTCAATTCCCATTACAGGAATAAAGTGTGGGTCTTGTTCCATCTTTTCTTTGACCCCCCGCCAAAATGATTTCATAGATTCCATATTACGTGTCTGAACTGCTAACAAGCCTCTAGGCATTCTTGCCTTTGTATAAGAAGAATTAACATAATTTTCCATTGCTAGTAAAGTAGTAATGTGATTCCACATAGTCATAATAGGAGACTGTCCATATAATCTAGAAGGAGCATACTTACTAAAATGAAGTACTTCTCCTTCTATGAAATATTGTTCAGTACCATTTACTCTGTTAACATAATGAACAGGATGTAGTTCTGACCCACATATATCACAACTATCACTAATCGAAGTACTGATGTAATCTCTATGATTTAAACAAGTAAATCCTTCATGACCTCTCTCTCCATTTTCATCAGCATAAATATGCATAGATACAGGGTCTCCACGAAATACTTCTTTAATTCGATGCATACGAATGTCACCATTACCGTCAACGAAATATTCCTTAACCATAATCATATATGCATCGTCCATAATATTCAAATCGTCTTCTAATTCTTTTAGTACATCAATAAATAATTGTTCCGCCTTATTTACATGTCCATCTAATAACTTATGAATATATTTTAATTGGTCTCTATTTGGTTTAATTAAATTCAAACTACTACAATCAACGCATTCTTTTACGGGTTGTTTATGTTCTCTACCACAATCACCACAACGGCTAGTAAATTTTTCTTCCCATGTATACCCTCTTCGGAATATTTCATTTTTTAATTGAGTTATACATGTTCTAAGTATCACTGACTGGAATGCTACATGATAAATAATTGGAGCAGTAATCAGATAAGAAGTATCCTTCTCTTGAATACCCGGATTATATATCGTTCTATCTTGTGGCTTCGGTGTCGTCCTACGAGTTAATCGTTGAAACAACGTGGGTTTATTTTCTTCTACCATTTTATTCCCCCTCATTCTTTGCAATTGATTCTAGTTTATCCATTTCGGACATTTTATCGTTGCCGTAATATTTTACAACACTATCTATGTCAATCTCATACTTTGCGAAATCATAGTTCTTATCATCCTTGTGATTCTCATATTTCATCAATTTAAAGAGTTCTACCTTTCTAGCCTTATACCATCCGGCTTTTTTGTGACTCTTTTTCATTCGTAATAACTCGACTAATATTTCTGCATTTTTTTGTTTCAATTTAAAGTATGGCATACACTTACTAAGTATCTCAGTGACATCTGCTCTAGAATAAAAATTTAATCGATTAATTGGTTTAGTATCTTGTGGAGATTTTTGGTCTAGATGAAGTCTACCACATCCTAGAGACTTGTGCATTTCTAACATGAATGCTTTTCCTCGGTCTCCGGTTGCGACTAATCCAACTCTAGGGTTGTGATTTTTGTCCATTGTAATATATCCATCTGAATCTATAAATGCCGCAGTATATGCGTAGATATCTTTTTTAATTTCATCATTCATCTTATACAAAGCACCGTCTACAATAGTTATATTCGCAGACTTAGCAATTTTAGAAATGATAGCAGGTGAAGATTTTCTAAAAAGATTCTTGGGTAGTCTCTCATGTACTTGTCTTGCAGAAATACCCTGCTCCTCACTAACTAATCTAACAACATGCCTTTTAATTAATTCCTTTGGCCCAATATTAACAACATATTTTTTTATTGTTTTCTTAACATCTTTTTTAGTAGAACTCATTTCTTTACTAAGTTGAGCGTATTCTACATTAAATGGTAATCCTTCTCTTTCTATTCTTGCTTCCCAATACTTACACAATCCATCAATAACATCCCTTCTAGTAGATTCATCATGTATCAATGAAAGTTTAATTATATTTTCTTCTGATAATGTCATATCTTTCAATGCAGATTTATATTTTTTTACCCAATATATTTTATTTATACTACTATCTAGATGTGAAGAATATGCATCTATTAAATTATCAATAGATTTTGTTACTGCAATTTTTGATTCGCCCTTTAGAGTTCTTCGGTGTACTCTAAGTTCTTTAATCATCATAGGAATATCATTTCCTTCTATTTCATATTTCTTTAAATTAAAATGTATTGCTTTTCTAGCGTCTGATAAACCTACGTTATGTTCTTCGGCAAATCTTTTTTCAATCTCAAAGTGACTAGTAATTGGTTGAGTAGAAAGCCAATCACTTTTCATTTCTTCAGTAAGTACTTTTTGTTGTTCCCGAAGAGTTTCTTCTTGGTCAGCAAGTTCAGCCGCCTCCCTCAATTTGTCTCCTTTCTCTCCCATAGTATCACCTAGAAATTCATGCCCATGACACCGGACATACTGCTCCGAGTGCGAACAGGTGTATCAAAGATGTCCAAGTCATCTAGTAAAATGTACTGTTCTCCTGTACCTTGAGATGCGGCATTGGCTAATGCTAAACTCATTACCAAATCGTCATGTGCTCCTACTCCCTCAAACTTACCTGCGGCAGTAATAGAAAACATAGAAAGTTCTTCTATTAACAAATTGGTTACTCTTCGACTAGAATTATCTCCATAAGGAAATATCATTTTTTTATTCTCAATATTCATTTGTAGATTTAAAATTATTTCTTGTTTCTTTCTTCTAGTAGTATTAAAATCTCTAACATTCAAATCTGTCATATTCTTTAATTCTTGAGTAAATGCTTTGGCAAAAGTATTTGTCTCAAAAAGAATTTCTTCCGGTTCAAACACTTTCCCTATTAAGCGAATCTTATCTATATTTTCTCTGAACTCTATGTTCTTTGCCCTATCAACATGAACCACTGCTTTATTCTGTTCTTTGTCTACTTCTAAAACTGTAATTACATTGTAGTCTCCATCAGTAGAAATTGCAGGGTCAACTCCCACATAATATCTATATCCTTTTTCCTTTCTGTTACCTAGTTTTAAAATGTAATCTTTATTTTTACAATTAGTAACTAACTCAGGATTGAATAGTGCAGTTCCAGTAGAGATAGGAACGCAAAGATATTCTCTTGTAAATTTCAAAGAACCTATTTCCGCCTTTCGTTGCATGAGTGCATCAAAGTCCCAACGCTCAGGCCAAAGAGGTTCGTTAAGTGGATTCAAGCAAGGATATTTAGTTACAGTATATGCTTCATTTTCCTCTAACTGTGCAAAAATATCAGTATAGGTAAACGGTGTACCAATCATTCTCAACTTAGATGTGTGGTGAAGTGTTGGTATCATATCCCCAAAGAACCAATCAGTAACTCTTTGAATACCTGCTAGACTAAATTCTTTCAAAGGGTCGTCAATGATAATTTCTTGAGGGTGAAGTCCTCTAATTTGAGAACCAACGGAACGCTCTAAAATCGCATTGCCATTGGTTAACTGAATATTACCAATAGCCCAACCCCTACTAGGTTTGTATTGTTTTAATGCAGGGTGATTAAAATATCTATCAATTTCTCTCATGTGAACTAGAGTCTGCTTTTGGTTAGAAGATATGTATAACATTTGAAACGGTGGTTCTTGAAACACTAAATTCCAAACTACCCAACTGTGCATAAATACAGATTTTCCATGGTCTCTTGAACAAATGATAACTGTTCGATTAGTATTTTCCATTGACTCTAACCATTCTTGCATATACTCAGGAAACATTAATCCTAATACATTTTGAAAAAAATATGGGAAAGAAGTTTTAGATATCTCCATATCCATTTGAGAAACAAAATCTATATTTTCTATTTCCATGTTACCACTTTACTTTATTCGCCCAATATGCCGCAGAAGTTTTTCCACGTTTGATATTCTTAGCATGACGAGCCTTAAACGAATCTTGTTTCTTTTTGCGTTTACCTTTAGGGTCGCTTTCGGTAACAGTTTTTGCACCTTGTTCACCGAATCTAATTGTTTTAACTTTCTTTCCGTCCTTAACAACTACAACGTGTGATTTGGTTTTATGTTTAGGAGTTCTCTTTGGTTTACTAAAGCCACTAACACCTGCTCTTTTTAGTGCAGGGTGTTTTTTTCTTTTTACAATATCAAACCAAGTCATTGTTCTGCCTCCTTTTCTGCTTCGGGTGTAGGATATGTAGGAAATCCCCTTTTACCCGTTAGTCTACCCCTCATTTTCGCATGAAACTTAGAAGCATCAGAATCTCCTTCTACTCTCTTCCTAGACATCATTCTAGCATGATACTTTCGTTTTTCTTCATCTGTGAAATTATCATATTCACTAATATCTCTATGTTGTAAATCTTTATACTCATTTCCTGTTGTTTCCTCCCCTTCAAATGGTGGAGTATAGTTTGGATTATTCTTCATTCTATTATACATTCTAAAAGCCATGTTACTCTTAGAAGACCTTCCGTGTTCTGTAATAACTTTATGAAACAATCTAGACCAATATTTGTGTTTCTCATCTCTTGAATAATTATCATACATTTCTTTAGTAGTAGTAGGCATTCTCTCAATTGCATCATATTGTGGTTGAATCGTATATCTATTCTGTTCGTCTTTTAAAGAATAATAGATTTCTTTAGTTGTTTTACGTTCCAATCTTAAAAATTGTCTCATATGAAATCTTTCTAATTCTCTACGCCTTCTAATTTCGTCGTCCGGTAAAGGTGGGGCTTCAACTGCTCTTTTAACTTCTCTTTTATAATGAGAACGCATAGAATTATGATAATCCTGTTTATTTTTATTATCCATTCTATAATATCTATCTCTTGTTAAAGTACGCCATACGCCGCCATAAGGATTAGGCATTTTTAGAATACTAAACCAACTCATCTAACCCCTCCTCTTGAACCAACCATGAAGACCCTCATTTTCTTCTCTTCTGAATGTACCTGTCTTCCTTCTCTTTGGCTTTCCGCCTCTTCTCTTATAATCTTCACAAGCAGAACATGTAGGGCGGCATCTTCTTTTAGTTCCCTTCGAAGCATCTTTTCTACCACAAGGTTCTGTACCTTCTTTATCATCTTTACAAGATGCACAACTTACCCAATCTTTAACCAAGGTATCTTGCCAAGATTTTTTAACATCTTTTGTTAGATAAGTTTCTGCAATTAAATACCCTACTTTTTTACCTACTTCTATGTCACTAGGATAGTGGCTACCTAATTGTAATCTAGACATAGATATCTTATCAGCCAATTTATTAAGTTCTTCTGTTTTATCAGGATATTTATCTGAAAATATTTTTGCAAGAGCATGTGCTTCTACTGCATGTCCACTAGGAAAAGCCGGACTATCATCAGTATCTGTCGTAGACTCTATCTTATCAGAAACTTCGTAAGGTCGTGGCCTAGCATATTTTACTTTGAGTTTGATTGTGAAAATATCTATATCTCTAATTAATTCATTCCAATCCTTTCTATCTTCCCCTACAACATCTAACATTAATTTGTTATTGTTTTGGTCTAAGTCTTCCATGCTATCTTCATCAAATTTATTACCTTCCATCACGGCAATAACTTGAAGTATTTCATCTTCGTTTTTTGGATATTTATATTCAGGAAAATCAACCTTAAATGATGGTTCTGATTCTAATAATTCTCTTTTTTTATCGGATAGATTTTTTGGGCCATATTTAGATTCTGCTTTCTTTACAGAGTTACCCCAATTTTTTGCACCTACTTTTCTGCATTGTACTAATGCTCCTGAAGCATAAGCAGAAGGCCACTTCTTGTATCTGCTTCTGACCTTATGGTAGCAAGCATCTTTTTCTTTTTTAAGTTCTTCAAACCACATCAGAAAGCCCCTCTCATAAATGGATAAAACCAAGACACCTGTTTCATGATACCCCAATCGTCACCATATCGACTTTTAAAATTGTTAACCATTTCTTCGGGGACGTTCATCATATCTTCGTTTTGAAAACCCGCTCGACGATTCATAGATACCCATGTCGCTTGTGGAACTTTAGAAGATTTTAATCCTACAATTTTTGGTACACCGACAAATTTTTCTTTTCTAGCATCTAATAGTGCTTTCCAATTTCCACCACCCTTTGGTTTATTTTTACTTCTTGCTTTCATGCCTCCAAAAATAGCATACTCCCCCTTATCGGTATAACCTGCTATTCCAACTACTTCTCCATCAACACTTCTAACAATCCAATTTTCTAAATTATACCAATTAGGTGCATTCCTAGAATATTTATCATCAGGGTTATCTCTGTTCCAATAAAAAATAGCATCGGCTTGAGACACCTCTTTAATCTGTATGTCTGCCAAGATACTCACCTAAAATTAGCCTTAAGGAAATAGACCCCCTCCTCAGGGATTCCGTATTTTACTCCAACGTTACTCATCGAATCAAATTCTTTTACAACATTTTCAACATCAGTCGCGGTAATGTCAGTTTTATATTGTGTATTCATATGTTCAATTGCAGTAGATACTGCGGTGAAATCATGGACATTAGATAATCCATAAAACAATGGCTTGCCTAACATCTTTCTAATTTCATCATGGGCTTGTAAAAGTATTACTTCTTCTTTAGCCTTAGTTATTTTCAGGTCTGCTTCTGCTTGATTTATTGTATTCAATAATTTAGCGGCACCATCTACCCCTGTCTTCGGGTCTAAATATGATTGCTTCTTCATTATTAAATGATTAAATATAGATTCAAACGGATAAATTTTCTGTGACTTGTAGTCTGCGGCTAATTCTGCGGTGAGTTTTTTCCCACTACCTCCTACTCCAAACTTCTTATCATTCAAATTTGCTTCCTTGAATATTAAACTTAAGAAATTACCAAACTCTATATTTATTTGCTCTGACATTTCTCCCTCAAAAATATCATCAATCATGTCTGCTAAGTCAGTAGTCTTTTCAAATAATTCTGTCTGCTTAGAACCAATGTTTAATGAAGTTAAAAGTTTCATGTAATCGGCTATCTCTGTTAATTGTGATTTAGTTAATGTCCAATCGTTACTTTCCATTCTTAGTAAGTGTATGAATGGGCTGTTTCCGGCATCAGGTTCTCTAGCAATATTTTCTATTGGTCTAGACCCGACTTGACTAATGAATGGTAACTCTTCATCAAGAGGGCGGTTTTGATTTCTACTTGGTTCAATAAAGTATTCGACTATCGCTTGCAATAACTCTGTAAATTTATCATTGATATCTAATGTTTTAAAATCAGTCAAGTGAGTTTTTCCGGCTCCTGCTCTACCTATTGAAATTCTATCTCTACTAACTCCACTTGCTGAACCTTTAGACCGTCGTTCGAAATCACTTCCAAATTCTATAAACTCTGCAAACAATGTCAAATATTCTGCTACTTCCTTATTTACGTCTTCACCTGAATATCCTTGGAGTGTGGGTATAACAGGTAGATAATAGTCTGAGGTTATTTTACTCTTAAATTTCTTTAGGTTTTCCATATACTTTTGCAATGATGGAATTAAATTATCCATCTCTACTAGAACTAATCCAGTTTTCAATCTACTTTCAAGTTCTTCTATTTCTTTATCAATAACAGCACCCGCAGGTAGTCCGGCCTCTTCACCAAGCCCAAGTGCATACCCATACAATGGGTCAACTCTAATTTTAATCAATGAATTGATTTGGTCTTTAAGTCCCTCCTCTTCATCTTCTTCTGTAATTTTTTGTTCTCCTTGTTCTAACTCGTTCCATTTTGGCACGTCATCTCTAGAACGTTTTCCTTCGGTGTAGATAAATTTCTCTTCCGGTAAATTACCTATGCTCTTTAAGAAATCTCTAAGAATGAATATTGCTTTTTGTTCAACATCTGCTACATCTTCAATTTTTACAGAATCATATAATTTAATATATTGTAATTTATCTACATCAAACTTACTAAATTTTTTCATTTTAGTTTCTAATTCAGGTAATCCACTAGTATCTAATTTACCTATTGCTGATACAAAACTATTGTGTGCTGATGAAAATTCAGAATGTTTATCTTTAATGTCATCCCAATAACTGTAAATTTCTTCTCTCTTTTTTGTACTCTTCATATCTAATCTACCAATAAAGTCAGATGCTCTAAGTGTAGATATAGAATACCGACCCTTACCTTGCTCTTTAGTGTCAACTAAATCTTTTAGTATCATTTTGAATGGTTGCATTATTGCTTTGAAATATGCAGGAATAGAAGTTTCTAAAATCTTTATAGAATCTAAAATATTATCTATCTTTAATGATGGCTTGTAATTGCGCTTAACATAGTTGCTCCATGAAATTGCCCTACGAACTTTTTTCTTACTTGCGAACTGTTCGAAATATACTTCAAAAACTCTGTAATCAGCAGGACGACTATTTACTTCAAACATTCCCAAAATAGAATTTAATTTGGTATCATTCTTTGCTTCATCAATAACTTGAGTACTACTAGAAGTAGTTGTACTGGCCTGAGAATCTTCTTTGGGGGCGGCAGTATTCATTAAAGTAGAAATTAATTTTGCTTTCTTACTACTTGATATTCCAGTTAAGTTTGGATATTTACTATCTAACTCTTTAATCAATAAACTTTGAACTTCATCACTAGTACGATATGAACCGTCAACGTTAGTGGTAAATCTACCTTGTAGTATTCCGTTATTTAGAAACCGTTCTTTAGTTTCTCGTTGAGCATTAGATTTCCTAAATAAGAAATCATACAATGCACTGTCAGGATAGGCTTTCAAGTCAGACATTTTAACTGGTTCTGTAAATTTACTATTTTCTACTTCAAGTTGAGAGTTTAACTTATCTAAATACTGTTGGAGTTTTTGCTTTAACTCACCTTTAGATTCTGTCTCCATAAACATCTCAAATGCTCTTACTACGTCGAATGTTGGTTTCATCATGCCACCCCTATTTCCTTCTGAATCCATTGAACAGGTTCTAGATTGTCTATTTTCTTACCCATAGATATACCCATTCTACTCAGTTCTTTCATATTGTTACCTACGCCGTCTAAAAACAGTTCTCGAATTTTAGGATATTCTTGCAATATAAGGTCTTTGAATTCCTCTGCACTAATATTTCCCTCTTCCAAATCTACTTCGTCAATTTCTTCGCCGTCATATAACTCACTTAGTCTTTTCAATACAATAATAATATTTCCAAGAGTTCCACCTTTGTTCTGTGGTGAATCAAATGTTCTAACATTATCATCCATTACGTCATCTAGAACTGACCAAGCATTTATTTTTTCTTGAGTAAAGAATTTTAACTTATCTATATCTGCGGCAGTTGGCCTATATTTTTTACTAGTAGGCATTAATTTCATACCTTCTAATGCTTCTATTACTAAGTCAATATCTCCTATCTCATCTTCAACATCTGAAAAAGTATCAAACGTTTTAGTAATACCCAATGCTTTTATTGCTTCACTGAAATCTTCTTCATCATCTGACTTAAGTGCTTCAATAATATCTTCACGGACTTCCGCAGACATACCACTTGATTGAGTAACCTCAGACATTACTTCTTGAAACTCTTCATTTGCTTTTTCTCTTACTTCATTAAAAAATTGTTTTCTAGCCTTACCTGCTTTTCTAGCCGCATTATCCCATCCTGAACTACTGTCTCTAGATTGTTGCCTTAGTTCAACTCTTCTTGCAGTTTCTTCTTCGGTCTCATCATTACGACCATAATATGCTTCAATTGATTCTCTATACTTATCATAGATAGTTCGAATTTTTTCATTATCTAAAGTTCCTTCTATTAGTTTTTTCAACGCTGAAATTTCTTCTATATTTCTAGGAGTATAAGCGGTAGGAATGTTCGAAGAATCTAATGCTTCATACTCTAAAATAAATTCTAATGAAGGTAATATTCTTGAACGACCAAATAGTTGTTTAGCATCCTCACTATTTCTTTCTTCGAAATTGATAAATTGAACTTTCTTTGCTTCCGATACTCCTCCTAAAATTAATATCTTTTTGATATAGCGAATAACTACATCAGGTGGAATAGTTTGATTAATTTCTATCTTAGGTACTCCACCGATTTTTAGTATCTTTTTTATTTCTACAAGTTGAGGGTATTGAGTTTCTGAATCATTTAGAATTTTTGTGTTTAATTCTTTACGACTAACAATGTATTTTCTAATTCTGACAACGTATGATTCCTCTTGTTGTAGCATTGCTAGTAAATCAGCGTAATTTGAATCTTCAATTAATTTAGGTATTTTATCAAGTAATCCTTGTCTAGTATTACCTTGACTTGTTTTTCTAGGCTGAGGAGTGTTCAATCGTTCTAACATTTCATCTTTCTTATCTGCAAACAAATTTTTCATAGTATAGACAGTCTTACCTAATCTAGTAGGTTTACCTGATAGTAAATTTCTTGCGGCAATCACAGACTGTAATGTTCTTGAATCTAATCCACCTTCTACATATTCATTCCAAGTTTCCTCAGTGCTAGCGGCTTGAAATATTTTGAACATTGTACTACTACCAAAGTTGGCCGATTCAGAATAATCAGGATATTCTTTAGTCTCTCCTTCCTTGCCAAAATCACCCAATCCCATTTGAGTAGACTTACCTGCTTCTTTTGCTCGACGATTCTTTTCTTCTCTTCTGCGATGGAATTTTTTTCTGTCTTCATTATATCCCATTACCTGAGGTTTAGTTTCCTTAGGAGTAAGTTTTTCATTTTTAAGAATAGACTCCCAACTCATAATAACCACCTAATTAATATGAACCTTGCCATTCAAAATTTCCACTAATCTCAAACCTATCAGAATCTGTTTGATTTTTCATGTCTATAAGAATATAAACTTCACTAGGATTAAACGCATCTACTCCCGAAGGCATATCATCTTCTAATTTGTTAGCATCAAATTTAAGTTTATAGTTTGTTCTTTTGTCATCAAGTGCGGCATCTCCATCTTTGAATGTTACATAATCAAAATCTAATTCCACTGATATAGCATAAGAACCAATTGACTTGACTCCCCAATCCCTAACGTCAGCAGAAAAACTACCCTTTACATTACAACTAATTACTTCTTCTTCTGTATATTCTACATTATTTGGTTTATTAGAAACCTGTATGGAAGGCTCAATCTTCCATGTAATGTCGTACTCTGACTTCCTTAATTCTAACTTTCTTAAATTATTTTTCCAACTCATTGTAACTCCTCCAACTCAGGTTCTAAAATCTCCTTCTTATCTTCCTTCCTTCTTGAAGTTGAATCTTTAGGAGACTTATATCCTCTACCTCGTAAACCAGTTCCTTTTGATTTACCAGTTCTCTTAACGATATCAAACCAACTCATTGTAACTTCTCCTCCATCTTGTTTCTGACATCCAACCAAACATCAGGATGGTTCTGTGCTAGAACCTCCTTGATAACCTGCATCTGATGAACGATGATAGTGTCTTGCCTCTTATGTACCAATTTACCCTTAAATTCTAGTAGATACTTCAAAGACTCACGAACTTCTTTTGCTAATTTAGTTAACGAGTCAATATATTTCGGGTCAGTTGAATCTTCTAGAAAAAGAGTGTCAATTTTTTGCTCTAACCTCTGAACATTCATACTCAACGTGTCAATTTCATCAACTTCTCTTATTGCAATCAAACTTGCGGCTGATTGTTGTACGAGAGGTTTCAGATGTTTGTCTACATGTCGAACAACTTGAACTTCTGAACACCCAATCATATCTGCAACTGCACTTGGAGTAATTTCAGCAGAATGAAGTCGCTGTTCAATGTCTGCTCTCATTGGATGAGTACATAAATTGCAATTAGGGTTAGCAGATTCAACATATCCCGACATGTGATTCCGTTGATGTCTTGCAGAAGTTCCACTTTGCCAATTCATCTGTTGGTCAAGAGCATCCGCAGTATAACTCAAAGATTCCAAGTCTTTTTCTAATTGATTTCTATCTTCATGCATACACAAAGGACATCTTTTCCTTGTAATAGACATTTAATATGCCCCACAATAAGGACACATTGTCATAGACCAATTTTCTTGTTTAATCGTGCGTATTCTTTTACAACATTTCATGCCATCACCTTTACTATTTCTTTCCAATCAGAAGAATCCTGCTTTTCTAACTTCTCTTCCGGTTTTTTATTCTTAAAACCAGCGATTTCTGCCATGTTAGCAATTTGCCTTCTTGAGATTCTTAAAAATACATTTTCTAAATCTAATTTAACTTCTGCACCCAACCACTCTAACAACTTAGTTGACTCTGCATCACTCAGTTTGAAAGAAATCTTAGCCCTTCTAGAATTTTCATCCACTAATTCACGGTAAACTTTACGAGATGCGAAGTTACCACTCGTTTTTACCACATATGCAGGACTATTTACTCGTTGGTCAAACCACCCTTTGAATCCACTCAAGTTTTCATACACCCATCTTGCAACCTGTCCTTTTGATTGCTTACCTTTCAATGCAATATTGAGAGGTTTGTCTGAACGGTTAATTGCCTTGGCTCTTGGAATTGCTTCGATAACCATATTACACATCATCAACAAACTTGGGTGTTTGAATTCTAATTTACCATCACCAAACAATGCTTGCCAAACAGGGGGTTTTGCTTTCCCTGCATTTTTATTGTAGAAGTGTGTAGGTACAACATCCACAGTTTCATTCTTATGTCTTCCTCGATATTTCACATACTTAGGAGTTCTGAAATCTCCAAATATTTTACTCTTACCAGTTATTTTACCATCCTTAGAATAACTCCTAATGCTAGTGAACATAATATTAGCCGGATTTACTTTAGAAGTCCCATTGTTATTTTCATCTAAATATGTTTTCAGAGCAGTAATTGCTACAACTTGCTCATTAGAATAAAAATTCTTTTTTCCGGCATCTTTTGCTTTGCTAACATACTCTTGTATTGGGGCTTCGGGACTGCTTTGACTACCATCAGATTTTGCTCTACCCTTTACTCCCATATTTGAAATAAATTCTAGAATATCTGTTGAAGTTCTACCTGTGTTTAACTTGTAACTAGAAGCAGTTGATGCCCAAGTTTGATACAGTTCTGAAAAGTTAGGAATCTCAGTCTCTAATTCTACGACCAATTCCTCGGAAACCTGAATCTCCTGAGTTTTCTTCTTCATCGGAGTCTTTCTTTTTACCACGTTTTTTCTTCCCCCCGTACTTTACATTGAACATCGCAGGACTGGAAGTTGTGGTAACTGCGCCAGCCATTCGCAGTAAATTAAACCATGAAGAATCTGATACCGATGACACAACCTGTTCCACCTGAATATGCTGAGGACAATAAACGTTGTTCTAAAAACATTTTCTTTTACACGATAAAAACGATTTTTAAATATCCTAACTGTTCACGGAACATTAGGATTTAAAGCCGTTCTAGTTGTATTGTCTTGTCTCCTAGTAATCGGATTTAGTTTTCTTCCGGTTCTTCTTAACTTACCTCTCCAACTTTTATCGTCTTGCATTGCTTGATATCTTCTTGGGTCGGTGAATTTTGTGTTTGGCGACATGCTAGTTGTGGTTGCACCATATTGACTAGTACCGGAACCATCGGCGGATAGTGTCTTAGGAATACTAATTTTTAGTTTCCCGCCAAACATTCCAGTTGATACTTTGTAACCTGCTTTTTGATACAACTCTTTTAATTTGTTTTTTACCATATCGGCATTATTCCCTAAGGCTTTGAGGTCAGTAGAACCAATAGTGTATGTGTCTCCTGCCATTCCTGACACATATGTTTTTGGAGATACTGCAATATTAAACTCAGGAAGTTTAGTTTGGTCTAGTGTTTTAAGATAGTCTTCGATTGCAGGAGTCATAGTCTTTTTTTCATAGGCTTCTACATCGGCTTGTATTTGAGTAATATTAGCACTACGGTCAAATGGTTGAACTTTCAATATACTCTCCCAATCAGCCATTGTTTACCCCACACACCCTCAGTTAATTATAGTGTTGATTAATCACATCTCCACAATTCTTCTTGTTCAATTAAATCATACTCAATAAAACTCATTACATCTGACACATCATCATAAGACAACACTTCTCGATAACCGAGCCGTTTTAGGAATGCAACTAACTGATTCAAATTCGTTTCTTCAATCGGCCTAAGAATCGCTATCTTCGGATACTTTGACAAACGCTGATTTCGCCTCAATACCATTTCTTTCAACACGCCATTCTTACGGTGAGCCGCTTTGACATAGTTATTGCCTATGAAATACCAACTTCCCATATCAGCAAACGACGTGTGGGCCACAACTTCATCATCTACGAATTTGCCTATCACGAATAAGTTCTCACAGATGTGCTCAGGATACCCTTTGTCTAACGCAGTCAGGAAATCATCCCCCCAACGAGCCTGAATTTCACTCTCTTTCAAAAAACCTGAAAACCACTCCCCCTGTTCATTGGATTTAACGGGTAGCAATATATTGGTCTCCTTTACTTTTTCAAAAAATGGGCCGGAATTTTTCTACTACTAGCAAAAATTTTTCCCTCCTTTTCTTCCTATTCCCAAGATAAGCATTAACTATCATCAGTTGTATAATCATCTAACGTCATTTGTCTATACACCTTATCGTTTATTGCTTTAATTAATAATGTAACGCCTGTCTTAATTAAATTCATTTTAACTTGTATATCCTTTGGTAATGTACCTGAATTCTGTACATTATCTATTTCTTTTAGTATAGTCTTATGTATACGAGAGGCGTTTTCTAAAATTATCTTTACATCTGTTTCTTTTGTCATAACAAATGAGCGGATATGCAGACAGTAAATGAATCTTACATTAGACTTTAAAATCAAAAGGAAAAAAATTTTTGCATATGGTTGGAGAAATATTTCGGTCTACAACCATATGGTGTTAACTTTGTCTTGCACCCTGTCATGGGTAGTAGAGGCCAACAGAAAAGGATTAACTGTTGACCCCTACATTCATAAAACGCGTTAAAAGGGGGGTTTGTTGCATAACTGAAGTTCTTTACCGCCCATTATACCGCATGTTAACGCGTTATGAGTAGTTTAAAAATCTTGAATTATAATGCCGCCTTCAAATTCAATAACTGTTGTGTAGTCGTTTAAGTCTTCATCATTATTGAAATCTTTAGCATATTGCTCGCTGATATCGGTCAAATCTTTATATTCTCCAAAGTCACAGCATAACGCTATAACATCGAATTCAAGTTCTTCTCCTGAGTCTTCTTCAAATTCTTCGAGATAATCAAATAATGCATGTAGTCCTAACCTGCTGAAGTTGTCGGGTCTGATTTTCATAAATACGTCAATAAATCGGTGTCTTGTTACTGTTTCCTTCATGACTATACAATTTAACCTCAGTATATATCAGGTATGACAAAAGTTACTACCATATGGTAGTATTAACTTTGTAAAGCGTAGCGATACTACCTCATCAACTGAGGAGTCATAGCAGAGGTAAATGTTCCATGGCTATTGCATTCATATCCGATTAATTGCTTAGAGTATATTCCGGCTTCATCTAAGACTGATAACGCTGTGCGAATGGCTCATGTAGAACTGTTTACTTGCTAATCATCCCCATTGTTCAAACAAGGCATGGGTGCGAATTACCCAACATTAGGATGCCCTACGCTGGCATCACCTTGCTTTCCCCTTAAGGGTGGAGTGTAAATGAGCAGTTTTACTTCCTGCTCAGGAACGGTTACGTTCACTCTTCTTCCGAAGAGGCTTGTTCTCTTGCTTCTCTAAGCATCGCTATTGTTGATGGCTTACATTCAGAAGAGTGGTTTGAGACAACGTTGAATCTACATTCAATCATTGGTTCTCCTATTGTTTTGTTAATAGACTCTGATGAAACAGTGTCCTCAAAGAGTGCCTGTATCTTACCCATCAAAGGTGTGGGTAAGTCAACAAGTTGTTGTTCTAATACTGAATCTTTCTGTACTTTCGAAGTAGGCCATTCAACAACGAACTTTAAGGTCGTCGAATATGAATAACCTGTTAAGAATACTTGCAGTGATACATCTGTTTCGCCTTCATCATTAGTAGAAAGAACATGCTTATTGTGTCTCCATGAAATCTCATGAGGAACTCCTTCTAATAATAGACATTCGCCTCTCCAAGATGGGGAAACCATTCTTTTTGTCTCAATAGTTACATCCTCATATGTATATTCAACACCTTGGTCATCTAATTGTTTCATTACTTTATCTGCAACATTAATATTAGTAAACTCAAGAGAAGTGAGATTTGCTATTTCTACTGTGTATGAGTATTCTCTTGAAGTCTCTTCTGTATCATCGTACTGAATATCTTCTATGATGTCATCATACTTACCCATGTTGACAATTCCAACATCTTTCAATGCTAAATGTAGTAGGTCTTTCTCGGAGGAGTCAAAACCAAAGTCATATACTACTTCTACTGTTCTTGTATGTACATAACTCATTCAATCAACTCCGTTATTCCTGCTAATCCTACTTTGATTAAAGCAAGACAATCTGCTAGATTATCATCTTTAACTTTCAGTGACTTGATGATAAGAACATGCTCTGAACCTTGCTTAGCATGACCTATCTCCACTGAATACTGGTATTCCTTTTCTTGTACTGCTTCCTGCGACATATCTATCACATTGTTCCACAGTCTATAAGGTAAGGCCGTTACACTCACAAAAGTTACCTTACCATATGGTAGTCAAACTTTGTCCATGGCGACCTCAATAACTGATAATTTTAGTTATTAAGTGCCGTGGGAGAGTGGGGACACTTACTCAGTTGTCCCCCTTGATAGCAGATATGTAACCTGCCTCGATTTTACCTAATACCGTAGCATTAAGCATATTTGTGATATCGCCCCATGTGGTTAATGGTTTGTTATCGTCATCTTTCCGACCACTAAAAGTTGTGTGGTGGTTGTATGCGTCGTTTCGTAGTGTGAGAACTGTATAATCGTCTCCAACTGTTATCGAAACCATGTCAGCATAATCTTCTTGAGCAGTTGCATCAAGTGTCATAATTCCTGACTTTCTGCTTGATTGCTTACGACCCGCTAGTGGCGAGTCTGTGAATTGTGCTAAGATATCTTTGATAGTACGCGAAAGCCTTACTTGCTCTCTAGGACTATCGCTACCTTGAGCGATGAAGTTTTTGCACATTGTTGCACTAAACTCGTTTACTTCTGCATTTTCGTCATTTACATATTGCAGAACTGAGTCTGCGTATTCATTCCAATTTTCCATAGCCATTTTATTCATCTCCATTGAGTGTGTCGTCTCTCCCACGACAACTATACTGATTAACCACAGTATATGAGGTAGTACTGACGAAAGTTGCACAACCATATGGTGTTAACTTTGTAGCGGAGCGCACACCTCAAAGGTGGCTACTCTGAACATGGGCATTGTGAGTGCCAATTAGCATCGTAATAATCATCACAACCAATGCAATGTATTAGATTACTTCTCATTCCCACAACTCCCATGTATACTCTACTGTTTCAACTCTTATCTTAAGAATCAAGATTCTCACCTTCCCAACCACAGTGTTCACACCATGCATCTTCAAGTAGACCCAAATATGCACCTGTTATTATTACTATTTTATTACACCCTTCACATTCCATTTCGTATTCCATTTACTCTTCCTCCTGTTGCATCTTTCTTTCTAATTGTTCTAGTTTAATTTTATTTAATCTAACTAACCAATTTTTGTATTGGACGTTAAACGCTCTTTTGTCTAGTGTTGGAACATTACAATACCATTCAGCATCTTTCATTCTCTGACAAAACTCAATAGTCAAAGTTTCATAAAAATCTTCATTATTGTATATTGAACATGCCGTGTTACATAGTAACATCCTGTATCTAAACTCTTCAACGGTTAGTTTCTCCCAAACACCCCATCCGACTCCTGCGTTATCTGCTAACATCCCAAAGCCAAAGCCATTGGTCAATGATATATCTCTGTCTGTAAATTCAGTTTGGTTCTCAGGGTGTATTCCTACTATTAGTGGCATACCCATACTTTATTTCAACAGTCTTTAAGGTTATTCTTAGCAAAGTTGCCTAACCATATGGTTGTAAAAACGTAGTTAGAATGAACAGTTGTTTTGGGAATTCTTGGAGGGGTGGTAGGTTCTTTATATAGTGTGGTATAGAGATATAGCCATATAGAATTGTCTACTGTATATTACAGAAGACTTCTAAAAAGTGCGACAGATTCCATATCCGCTTTTATTAGACAACGGCTAGGTGTCTTTATTTATTACTACCAAAATCTGTCATGCTTTGTAAGGGCTAAAACTCACTCCCTATATGTATACTATATTTCGTATGTATTATTCTTATAATATAACATATAATCATAGTCTATATCGTAGTGGTATTACAACTATTCTTATTTTTTATTGATATTCTCAATATTATCGTTGAGTGATAAAATAAAAATATGCGAATATAGTCTAGAATTAATGATTATTATTAATATTATCATATTATCATTATTATCATCATCTATACTACTACTACTATGTTACATATACTACTACTCTCTCTCCCTATCGGAGCGTGATAATATTGATAAAATGATAATATCAAACAAAAACGCTGTACTGCGTGGATGTTCCATTATTATCATAATCGATAATATCAAATTAAATGATAATAATAACATTCAAACACTAACTATGTTTCGAACAAACTGAGGAATAAATATGACAGAATATAAACACAAAACAAATGTAAACGGCAATTCAACCACTCGAAAAAACACGTTAGGTGGGTTGGCTAAAGGAGCGAACATAACTGTTTCACAGAAGATGATAGCCGAAGTTTGCGATGAGATGAAGACCATGCTCTTACAGAAGAACAATCAATATGGAGATTCAGTATTGAATCCCAGTAGGTTCTTTTCTGATGCAGACCAAGAAGAACAAATCAAAGTCAGAATTGATGACAAGTTAAACAGACTTGTTCAAGGTAATGACTCACTAGAAGCAGATGACGATATCATAATGGATTTGATAGGTTATCTGACATTACTACTTGTCTCAAGAAGAAGATAAGTAAATCACACTCGAACATCTACTCAGTAACAACACATTTTGTCTAGCGGCAAATAGTTGAGTAGTCGAGAAGAGGGTTAATCAAATAATAAGGATGAAAGATATTAGAGTTGAATTAGAACGCAGAACAGTAAGACCTAGCCGTTTTACTTAGTATGAACTAAAATACGTTCGTTATGTATCGGAATTACATAACGGCTTTTCGATATAAAAAATAGAGCAGGATAACGTAGATTCGTAAAAATAAATCGCCCGATGGTGTTACCCATCAGGAATTCCCTAACTCGTTGAAATTGGCATAGCACACTTTCCTTCCCCTCACACATTCACTTCGGTTTTCTGAATAAAAAATGCAACTTACAGAAGTTGGTTCATCTCCCCGATGCATTTTTCCGATATCATATTCAAGATGTTCATATTGAACATTACGAGCAGAGTTTTGCATGAATTAAAAAAGGTTAAAACTTATACACACAAGATAAATTGTTGGGCAAAAAACAGTTTGGTATTGTTTCCTTAGTGCAAGAGGTTGTGGTGGCTTCTTACCTTTCTCTGCTAACAAAATAAACAATGGAGGATAATAAAAATGAAAATAACAAGACGATGTGACTTCACATTAGATGACGGATATAAATGCAGTAATCTATTTAATTGCCAAGGCAATAATAATAGAAAGTTTTGTGATATGCATGTAGGTAATTCACAAGGTCAAGCACATTTAACTGGTCATCATGGATTAGTTGAAAGTAGTAACAGATATGCAGTGACAGGTAATGCAGAGATAATGCAAAAATGGGTCAAGCATAAGATGAACATTGAACCTAAAGAACGTAAGAGAATTGAGGAATTAGAAAGGGAAGTTAAACGCCTACAAACCTCAATAGATAAAATCGATACTAACTCAAAAATCATAAGTAGATTAATTAGAAAAGAAATGCGTTCAAGTTATTTTAGAAAAGCAGTCGATGCTTTAATTGTTAAGAGGATTAGAAAATCCACTAACATTACAATTAGAAAAGACATTAATCAGGAGGGACAAGAATGAATATATTTGTATTAAATGAATCACCAAAGACATCCGCAGAGATGATGTTAAACAAGCATGTAATAAAAATGCCCTTAGAAAGTATGCAGATGTTGTCTACGATTGCGACTCATCTAAAATTAAATGCTCCCTACAAACCTGTGATGCTAAATCACCCATCAACTATTTGGGCTAGAGAATCAAAGCAAAACTATCAATGGTTACTTGACCATTGTTTAGCATTATGTGAAGAGTATACCTTTAGGTATGGTAAGACCCATAAAGTTGAGACGACTTATTACGAGTATACTCAAACTTGGGAAGAGGCATTATCTCTTTTACCTGACACAAAATTAACTCCATTTGCAATAGCAATATCTCAAGATATGAATTGTAGAAAGGTAGATGGTTTTGATGCAATGACTACAATAGAAAAGTATCAACAATATTACATCCATGATAAATGGCCTATCGCTGAATGGAAACGAAAAGAACCTTCATGGTGGCCTCACAAACATGAAGTAAAAATGAAACAACAACAAGAAGAACAACTTCAATCAATATTATTAAAATGGGGAATTGTATGAAAATTATTAAGATAATTAGAGATGATATATGTATGGAATGTCATGGAACAGGAACGGCAGTTTCAATTACCTCTGACGGTGAGAAAGAACCTGTCCCTTGTCTGTGTGGGTGTGAACCTACATTTGAACAGTGGCTAAAACTACATGGAATTGAAGTAGAATGAAAGGGTATATCAGATTCACTAACGGTATTGTCTCAATAGAAGAAATGCAAGCATTTACTTGGAGACCGTTAGATGAAGATGACCCTTTAATGAATAGATTCAGAAATAAAGAACATGCTCATATTGAGAAGTTTTTTAGTATTCTGATATTCCTTCGTGGTGGTCAAAAGTTTATGACTGCTACAACAAAAAAGAATTTGAATGATATGATAAAACGATTTAAGTTTATTAATCAAGGTGAACAATATGAATATAGTAATGAAGATGATGAAGAAGAAGAGAGAATCTCTTGAAAGAGAATATAATGACTTATCCAATCTAACTAACGATTGGGAAGAACACACGACTACTTCTGTGTATTCAAATTATAGCATTACACAAGTCGAAAACATGTTATGTGAGTTTTCTCTGTCCTGCCTCGTAGAGAAAGAATTAGTATTCCTTAAAATGAGGAAACATGACAACAGAGACAAATTAGTAAAGAGGCTAATAAAAATCTTTAATGATGTAAACCAAAATTGGTTAACTCCTAAAGATGATTTTAATGGAGCGTATAAAAAATGAAAGAACAAATGAAAATAATAATGAAAATAATGACAAGAAAAAAGCCTAGTATAATGGAAGATTATGCACATTGGTCTAGAGTATTCCAACGTGCTAATTATATTAAAACTGGTGAAATGATTAAACAAGCAGAAGAAGATGGATGGGTGTGGTGAATATGGAGACAGTAGAATTTAGATTAGTAGATGATGCAGGAGTACCACCAATAACAATTACCATGGATGAAAATGACAAACCTAAAGTTATTCTTAATGCTCACCATAAGATATGGTTGGCTATTCATAGGAAGACAATTGGTGGAAGTGCAGAAGCACTATTCGGTAAAATAAATGAACTACTAACGGCTTACTTAATGGAACAGCGAGCATTCGAGAAACTTGAAGAGAGTGAGTTGGAATGAAAGAAGTTGGTAGATGTTCAAAATGCAATAAACATGGAATCCTTTGGGTTTCAATTACTGGGGTGGGCATTTACTGTAAGATGTGTTCTAAGAAACAATATGTAGGTGAATAAATATGAAAATAGAAATAAATGGAAGGGATTAAAATGAATGAAATGATTAGAGCGAAAAGAGAATTAGGAGAGGGTAGATGGGATAAAAAACTCATTACTAACATGACTAATTTATCATTAGCGGATAACTATGATGATGCGAAACACGAATGGATTGCAACCGGAGAAGTTTGGTGGCAAGGTATAGGAACACCACGTCCACCATGGGCTAGTGTTCATCCGAACAAATGTCTATGTCAACATAATATTGTATATCACTTTGAAATTCATAATACTGAGACTAATGTTAGAGAGTGTGTCGGTTCAGACCACATTAACTCTTACATGATTATGAGAGCCATCACAGAAGAGATGGGTATTGATGTAAACGCAATTACTGAGGATATGATTCAAGAGTGGATTGATATCCGTGTATCATCACTCATGCGAGATGCATGGTGGAGAGCAAATGGTGAAGACTTTACTAATATATTTAATGATGTTAAAGAATTAGATTTACGTGTTAACGTTCGAAGAACTGGTAAATATGTATATGACGGAACATTGGGTATTTCTATACCTGAGACACTTATCAGAAAGAAGGGACGAGGACAATTAGGTTCAGCAGATTATGAAATGGCTTCAATTGTTTGGAGATGGAATCATCCCGATAATCCTAAGGCTCAGATACACACTAAAGGATTTCCCAATGAAAAACTAATGTCTGATATATCAGTATTCCACATGTTGTTAAATCAACATAAAGAAACTGTTGAAGCAGAAGATGAAGTGATAGAGGAAAGAAGACTACATAATCTAAATTATAGAGAACAAGTAGCCATCAGAAATAGTGTTATCCGTGAGAAGAAAGTAAAGGAATTCGCTGATTCCTGTGAGTATATGGACATTCCAATATTCAATCCTGACATGGGAATGAACGATTGGGAAAGAAGATTCTTAACAGACATGGAAGGAAGAATACTTCGCAGAAAAGAGTTATCTGAAAGACAAAGTTCTAGGTTAAGAACCATTGTTAACCGTTACTATGATAAGCCAACTGAACGTCAGGTGAATTACCTGCGGGCTTTGGGGTATGATGGAGACTATTCAACCTTAAATAAAGGAAATATATCTAAGTTAATAGATGAACTAAAGGAGGAAAAATAAATGACAAAAAAGAAAGAAACAAAGAAAGAAGAAACAACGACAGACGTAAAAGATGCTAGGATTGCAGAACTAGAGCAGTTGCTCTTGCAGAACAATGCTAACATTCAGACTCTAGTGAACACAGCCAATAATTACATTGGTCTGTGCCAACACTACGAGCAAACAATAAACATCTTGACTGGAAGAATTCAAGAGATGCAGACTGTTAAAGAACAGAATGCAAACAAGTAAACAAGTAAAAAAAAGTAAATAAGGAGAAAATGAAAATGTTATTAGAAATACAAAATGACTCAGGACACACAACGACAGAAGCCAAAGTCGAATCTGTACTAGAACAGATTAACGACTACCCCAACCATTGGGTTATTATTGATGGTATTATGACCGCAAGGGAATTAATATCTGATGTAAATTGGGAAACAGTAGAACACGTACTATTGCAAGAGCAAGTACAAGGTGGCTGTTAGAACCCTTTAGTCTTATCAGTAGTAGTTTGACTGACGGATAGGTGCAACGCCTATTTACAATTTTAAGGAGATGAATAAATGGAATTACAACAAGAAATATTATCAGACATAACTGTGCATATGAAGTATGCAAAGTGGAAACCCGCAGAACAGAGAAAGGAAAATTGGGAAGAAATATGTTATCGAAACAAAATGATGCATTTTTCTTCTATTATGAGGAAAAACATACCACAAGAAGAGAAGTCAGCATTTGTAGAAAAACTTGCGGAAACATACGATAACTATGTTATACCAAAGAAGGTATTACCGTCAATGAGGTCAATGCAATTTGCAGGAAAGCCAATTGAATTATCACCCAATCGTGTGTACAATTGTGCTTACATGCCCATTGACCATTACTTGTCGTTTTCAGAAGCAATGTTTTTGTTGCTTGGAGGAACAGGAGTTGGGTATTCAGTACAAAGACACCATGTTGAAAAACTACCTGAAATTAGATTACCTAATCCTGTTAGAACATATAGACATCTGATTGCAGATTCAATAGAAGGATGGGCAGATGCGGTAAAAGTACTGTTCGAATCTTACTTTGGTAAGAGAGCAACAACAGTTAGATTTGATTATTCAGACATTAGACCAAAGGGTAGTCCTTTGAAAACTAGTGGCGGAAAAGCACCCGGACCTCAACCATTGAAAGAATGTTTAGTTAAAATAGAAGGTATTCTTACTGGGAAAGACAATGGAGATAAACTTAGACCAATAGAAGTTCATGATATTCTTTGTCATATTGCTGATGCAGTATTAGCAGGAGGTATTCGTAGAGCCGCAATGATTAGTTTATTCAGTGCTGACGATGATGAGATGATTACTTCAAAATCAGGACAGTTTTGGGACACTAACCCACAAAGAGCAAGAGCAAACAATTCTGTTGTCTTGTTAAGACATAGAATAAAAAGAGAATTCTTTAACAATTTATGGAAGAGAGTACAAAATTCAGGAGTAGGAGAACCCGGATTTTATTTCTCGAATGATAAAGATTGGGGAACTAATCCTTGTTGCGAGATTGCCTTAAGACCATATCAATTTTGCAACTTAACCGAAGTTAATGTATCTGATGTAACTAGTCAAGATGAATTGAATAAACGTGTAGAAGCGGCAACTTTCTTAGGAACATTACAAGCATCATACACTGACTTCCACTATCTAAGAGAAGTATGGAAGAAAACCTCAGAGAAAGACGCACTACTTGGTGTGTCAATGACAGGTATTGCAAGTGGCACTGTTCTTAATTTAGATTTAGAAAAGGCCGCAACTAAAGCAAGAAAAACCAATGAGTACTATGCTAATCTTATAGGAATTAATCCTGCGGCTAGAATAACATGTGTCAAACCTGCGGGTACAACTAGTTTAGTTATGGGAACTTCATCAGGCATACATGCATGGTGGTCTGAATACTATATTAGGAGAATTAGGGTTCTAAAAACAGAATCAATCTATGGTTACTTGGTAACTAAGTTTCCTGATTTAGTAGAAGATGATTACCATAATCCTAGTCAGGCTATAATCTCAATACCTCAGAAAACTCCTGCCGGAACTGCTATTACTAGAGAAGAATCAGCACTAGAAATGTTAGAGAGAATCAAACGGGTGTCTGTTGACTGGGTAGTTTCAGGACATCGTAAGGGAGTGAATACTCACAATGTATCGGCCACTGTAAACATTCGAGATGATGAGTGGGATGATGTGAGAAATTGGATGTGGAAAAACAGGGACTTCTATAATGGATTATCTGTTTTACCATTTGATGGTGGAGCATATGAACAGGCACCACATGAACCAATAGAACAAGGTCATTATGATGCATTGTTAAGTTTGTTAACTGAGATTGACTTGAATGATGTATTAGAAACTGATGACAATACTAACTTACAGGGTGAACTTGCTTGTGCGGGTGGAGTCTGTGAGATATGAACAAAACAAAACTATTCGAAATTGAAGAATTAGTTATCGACAGTATGACAAATACTGGTGCAAAAGATATGTTAAGAAAAATGTATAATAATATGAGAAGAAATGCAAGAATAACAACGTCAACTAAGTTGATGAATTACATAAGATATAATATTAGATTAGGTAATTCTACCTTGCAAAGCGACAGTGAGTTAGAAGAAATATATGACTTACATAGATATAATAAAAGAAATAATATAGGTGTTAAAAATGAAAATGAAAGTACATTTACCAATAGTAAGGTCTGATAGAGGAAGAGTAGAACAGAGTAGTTCGTTTCTAGTTAAATCAAACAGAAGTTGTCTAAAAAACAAGAGTGGGAGACTAAATGGCTTTGGGGAATATGATGTTTATGCTAGAGGTAATAGATATAGTAAAATAAAATATCACGAAACTGAGTATTGGAATGTATTTTGTGATAGTATGATGAAACAATTTATCTCGGACAGTAATTTATCGAATGAAATGACTTGGATTACATTTAGGTATTCAGACGGAGACTCGTTAGTTATACTTCGTAGAGAAGGTAGCAAACTAATGATGAACGGGGTTCAGAAAAATCAAAAAGATGTGGCTCTCGCTTTAGCCAAAATTATATCTTTCGGCGCAGAGAATAGAAGTGCTGATGCTATGGACAACTACATTGATAGAAACACTATGTATTCTGCTAATGTATTATATGCACTACAAAACCGTATGCCTTATTGGATTATGCAAGACGGTAGAAGAGTTAATGTTAAAATAAATGTGAAACTAATTTCTAGAGAAAAGGTAGCATTTGAAATAGGACCGAATATTTGGGCATCCTTAGATGTAAAAGAAGCAAACACATTTATTGATTGTTATAGAAATGATACTAAACGCTCTAGGAAATGGGCGGCCATAAGTCCTTCTAATTTATGGTTTAACATGTTTAATGCACATGCATCAGAATCAGAACGAGAACAAATGATTGCTTGGTTCCTTCAAAATCGAACAGAAGATATAGTAGATAAGAGAGCATTTGAACTATTACAGAGTCTTGATGCAAGGTACAAAGAAATAACTCTAATTGATTTAAGGAAAGGAGAGTGGTCTTCTTATGATATATCTACTGCACTACCATATGCTATGCATGTTAGGGGTGAACTATCTGATTGGATAGTATATGGCAATGGTAAAAAACAAGGAACACAACGATGTAGTGTAGTTGATATAATATCTAGTACTGAAAGAGGTACTGCTTACTGTATTGATGATGTAAACGGTAAGAATGTAGTTGGTGACCAAATGGCTACTAGAGCAATGCTAGTTAAAAACGATAAACAAGCAAAGACTCTTGTGAGAACATTGCAGGGTATTGAATACCGAGCATATAGAACACCAACAAAAGACATCAAGAATACAAAATATACAGGTGAATACAAATGAAAACAATATGTGTGGAATGTAGTTGTTTAACCTTTACTTTTAATGAAAGGTTAGGTGAAACTGTTTGTGACGATTGTGGATTAGTACAAATAGTCAGACCATTTGAAGAGTCAGTAAAATGGAGTGATAGTTACGAGCCAACTACTAAATTAGGCTCAGGGTTTAAACCTACTAGTAAACAATATTATCGACTACATCAACAAAATGTTTGGGCTAGTGCAATGTCAGATACTGACAGGAGAACAATCTCTCAGTCAGCAATGATTCTATCTCAATATTCAAGTAAAGAGTTAATGCCAAGAGTTAGTACATACTTAACTTCACTGAATAATGAAAATGTATTCAAAGGAGTGTCTGTTGAATGTCGTGCTAGTGCTTTAACATATTATTTACTAAAGGAAGCAGGTGTAACTGTTAACATTAAGAGACATAGTGATATTAGTAATGTGGATAAAAAATATATTTCACGTTTTGGTAGAAGAATAGCAAAACACTTTAGGAAGGCACATATCTTTTCTACTGTTAACGCTTCACAAGTAGCAACATCAGTACTGGATAAATTAGATAACGTAAGTTCTCACTTTAGAAGTGAGACAATGAGAATGATAGATTACATAGATATGTACTGTGATAGTATTAATATTAGATTTACTAGTAACAGAATATGTGCAGTGATATGGATTGTATCAGTCATGGAAAAAGAAAGACAACACACACAAGAATTAATTCGCAAGGCATCAGGAAACTGTTCTATAATTGGTATTAGATTATCTACTAATGAAATTAGTGGGTGGTTTGGTTTACCCAAAGAACATTTACTTAGCCTTAGCGTATCTGACTTTACAAGTGGGGTATACTAATGGACGACCAAATAATAAATACACTGAAAACTATGCAATATCATTTTACTAAAGTGATAGAAGAATACGAAAAACTACCACAGTTAAGAAATGTAGTGCGAAGAACTGTGTTAGAAGATGCACTAAGCGTTGTGGGTGCAACCATGGATGGAATAACCCATGAGATAATAGACGCATACCACAATACAAAACAACGAGAAATATATAATAATGGTGATGAATATGAAAAGAAGAATGAATAGAAATGTAATGATAATAGGAGCAGGTGGAATTGGTAGTTTTCTAACTCAATTCCTTGAAAGACTTGGGTATAGAATAACTATTTTTGATGATGATTTGGTTGAGTCGAAGAACTTAGCATATCAGAATTATTCAACTGTTGACCTTACTGAGAAGAAAGTAGAATGTCTTGCAGATAGAAATTACCTTACTGGTAGCACATCGAGAATAATAGATAAGCCGTACTTAGTATTAGTTGAAGAACAACTTCAAGGTTATGATTTAGTAATTTGTTGTGCAGATAACTTAGTTGTTAGACGGCTCCTATACAAGCAAGGTTTTGGTAGCGATGCTAAAATTAAATGGTTAGATTTGAGAGCACAAGGTCGCCAATCTGCGTTGATTTCTTATCTAATTGACCCTAATCTGATGACTTCACTTCTTAATGGTGACGATAAATCTTATTCGTGTCAGTCAGTTAAATGGGACGGTACAAATGCAGGAGTTGATTGTATGAATATCGCAATTGCAGGTATAGCCACTCAATGGATACAAAAATGGTTTAATGACAATACTGATGTTAAAGATAGTGTGGTGTTGAACATATGAAATGTAATAATTGTGGAATGGAATTAACAGAACACAGAATTGAGACTGACGACTGTTGTAGATGGGTGGTGATGAGATGAGAGCAGGTTCAAAGATACACGTAGAGTATGAAGTATTGAAATATATAATGAATGAAATAGACTTAACTCTATTAGAACAAGACATGTGTCCAACAGGGGATTCAGTAGCATTAAAACGATTTAACGATGGTGCAGAATCTGCTTCTGAGTTAATTAACAATATGATTGTTAGAAGACTACACAGACTACCAAAGACACACCCTGCTTACAAGGAGAAAGAAGCATGAGCAATTATTGCTATTGTGGTAAATGTGGTTCTGAAATGAAACCCAAAGGATTAGCAAGAATGGAAGGGCTATGTCAATACTGTTGGGACAAGTGGTATAGACAAGAAATTGCA